TCACGCTGACGCGGTGGCTTCATCGCGTAGTTTTTCCAGAATGCGCGCGATCTTGCTCTCCTCCTCAGGCGCCAGGTCCAGCGTCTCAACAAACTCTTCCAGTTCGCTTAGTAGTGATTCCATCCGATCTCCCCCTTGCTCTCCCAGTCTCTCGACTGTGAAACACTGTATACCCATACAGTACACTCCTTGAATTTATCATTTTCGGACTGATTTGGGTATTAAAAATGGGGCCGTAGCCACATCAGTATCATTCAGCCAGGTCAGGCATCATGCTCTGGATCCTGTCAACAAGCGCCCTGCGATCCTGAGGACAGAGGTCGATAACCTCCAATTCCCCCAGCAGGGCATTCAACTCAACCTGCAGTTGGGCGGCGCTCATGCGGCACCCCCAACTTCCAGCGCGGTGATGATGACGCCAACCGCTTCAGCCCCCGCCTCGTTGTAGCGGAAAGTCTCCACCTGCTTGGTCGAGCTGCGGGATTTGTCCAAGAAGAACTTCCCGTATCGCTCGGTTTTCAGGTTGTGCTCGTTGGCGATGCGGCCCACCTTGTTGGCGCTGATACCAAACCGCTTACCCACCTCTCCGGCGGTGTAGTAACGCTCTGTCAGCACCGGAAGAGGAAGGATGTTGTCACCAACCACCGTGTTGACGGCCGTCGCCATCGCAGTTTGCCTTGCCTCCTGGCTCAGGTTGGGCATGACCGAGAGCGCCACCGTAATGGCATCTGCGGTCATCTTGATCGCCCGTGCCTGACGGTATTCCGGCAAGTAGGACTTGGCAGCCTTCCTGACGGATTGGCGATCGGCCTTACCGGTGGTCCAGTACTGCCACAGCACTTCGTCGCACTCTTCCTGATAGGCCACCACCTTCTCGCGGATCTCGGGGGAGACCTTGCCCGGCTGAACCGAGTAGAGCCAGGCCGGCAGCTTGCGGAGTGGAAGGCAAGTCATTGTCTGATTGCCACCGGCTGAAGGTATCACGATTTCCTTGATACCTTTGCTGAACTTGGTTGTCAGCTTCGCATGCTGGCCCTGCCAAGCCAGCCCCATCCCCTCAACCACCGGCTTCATTGGAACATAGGGTTCGCCTTGGTGATCGACCAGATAGAGGTTGTCGCCACGGAACGGCACGACCATGGACTGATTCGCGGCCCTGCCAATAACTTTGGTTTGCTGATACTGTTGTTGTATAGTCATACCGTAATCCTTACTTGGTCGTGGGGTTTACATTCCTCGGCCAAGACGGCGGCTACCGTCTTGGCCGAATTCTTTCTGGCATCAAGCCAACTTACCTTCATTTTTCAGCGCCTCCTTCAATCGCTGCACGATCTCGGCATTCATCGAACGGCCATTCTCCTTTGCCAGCTCCTTAACTCTCTCCCGAAAGCCGGGTGGCAGCCGCACCATAAACTTGTCCCAATCCCTCACTCTGCATCTCCTCTATGGATGATGGCCCTGTGCCACCATCGTGAGATTATGTCAGCTATCTAGCACTGTCAATACAAAAGATGGCTCTGTGCCACCATTGATGTATGTCACCGTGCCTGTATGCTTCTCTTATATGTTTAAGCAAACGTAAGTAGATGATGAGTAAGAAAAGTACCGTTCCAACCAGCCGGGAATCAGACAAGTTTGTACTCAGGCTGCCTGACGGCATGAGGGACACTATTTCTGAGTTGGCAAAGGCAAGTGGCAGATCCATGAACGCCGAGTTGGTTCATCGCATCCAGCGAACCATCGACGAAGATACCGCGCTTGCTGAAAGTGGTGTGAAAATCATTGAAGGAATGAAGATCATTGAAGGTCTCAACCTTGATCGCCCCGCACTCACACTGCCACCCGGCACTGTCCTCACGCCTCACGAGATCGACAAGGATGATCCTCGTTATACCCCTTACGTTCGGCGCGAGGAAATACAGGAAGTGCTGGACTACATTAGACAGGAAATGAAAAACAAGAAAAGCTGATGTGATCGCAGTCACTGACGCACAGCCTCAAACGATGCAACATTTGATTTATGCAGATAGAAAAGGAGAATCTTGATGCGTGTAGCATTCATCGCTGCGCTGGTGCTTTTGTCTGGTTCAGTATCAGCAGACTGCATTGGAACTGATAATTTTAAGACCTGCTATGACGATAGCGGGAATACATATACCGTTCAGAAATTTGGCAACTCTACTTACGTCAACGGGCAGAACCCCAGCACGGGATCAAGTTGGAATCAGCAGAGTCAGCGAATTGGCAATAGTACCTATACCACCGGCCAGGATGCTGATGGTAATTCTTGGAATAGCACCTCTACAAGAGTCGGCAACTCAACCATCACAAATGGGATAGATAGTGATGGCAATGCTTTCAGTCAGACCTGTAACGAATATGGCTGCTACTAGCTATTCACCAAACTGATATCAATACATTCAATGCAAATCCAACCAGAGCAATAAAAAAACTGAATGCCATAAAATCATCCAGATCGCTCCGGCTGGATTTGCTAAAACACCAACACCCGGCAGCAAAGGGGATCAGGGCCAGCGTAAAGCTGAAACTGAACGCTTTCAGCGCCACCACCATCATTATCAGTGCAAACAGAATCCACATGGTCAGGGCCCTCTGCGATAAAGGCCCCAGATTACCCCTATCACAGAGGCTCAGCTAGGGCTGCTATTACCCCTTACTCCCAGTTCGCCTTGTTCTTATTGACTGCCTGATACACTAGGTCATTACGGCGGGCCAGCATCTCATCGATGCGCCGGCGCTTCTCTTCTGCGGTCAGTGTGCGGTCGCGCTGGATCAGCTCAATCCTGTTGCGTACCACACGCACTTGCTGCTGGGTTCGACTCAGGCTTCGGCGCGACTTCAGGATCCCGCCCTGCTCTTCCAGTAGCTCGTTTGCCTTGTCGGTCAGCCCTTCGCTGCGGTACTGATCAACGGTGCGCTTGAGCTGGTTCACCTCGTTCAGCATCCGGTAGAACTCCTCCATGTGCTGAGTGGACTTGGCAGGGCCGCTGCCTCGGTACACGGCCTTCACCAGCGGGATCTCATCGGCGCGCCAGCTTGCAGACTCCCCGGGCGTGCCGGCCCGGATCAGGCCATCGGCCGCCGCCATCACGTAACTGCCGATGGTGCCCGTGTAGCCGATCAGCAGGTGCTCCAGCTTTTTGGGTGACATACCCAGGGTTTCGCCAAGCTCACGCATCATCAGACTGGTCTGCTCGTTGTAGCGAGCCTCCGCCTGCACTGCGAGGTCCTGCGCGTTCTCGATGGGGATGCCACGGAAGGCATCGTAGTTGAAGTAGGATTCCACCAACGGCTTGACGATCTGCGGCGTGGGGTTGAGCGCGAACGTTTCACCGACCGCCCTGGCCACCGCCTTACCGAACTGGGCCCCGGTGTCCTTGTCACCCAGGGCTCGGACCATGCGCTCGGGGATGGTGCCGAACAACACGCCAATCTCGAACGGCTTGGGGATCCGGAAGTGCTGATCGCCGACAAAGAAGTGCCAGTTGGCATCCTTGTCCCAATCCGGCAGCTCTTCGTATCGCTCATCGTCCCAGTTGGCGGCCAGCAGAGCCAGGCTCGCAGCCGTGATCATGCCGGCACGCTTGGCGATCTCGCGCGGGTTGTCGCGCAGCTCACGGCTCAGCTTGCCGAGACCCTGGACCCGGGCATTGAAGAACGGCAGCAGTTGGGTCATGACCTGCATGGTGCGTGAGGCACCCAGCATGGAGAAATCCATCAGGTCCTTCGACTCGAACGCCGCCTGGGCGTGGCTCTTGCCAGCCTTGATGGCTGCGGCATAGACCGCCTCGCGGTTGGCATTCTCGAAAGCCTCGCCATAGCGGTTGTACTTCTCCCACACATTGGCAACCACGCCCTTTGCCTGAGCGGCGTTGCGGATAATGCTCTTTTCGTAGCGGGCGATTTGCTCGGGCGTCATCCCCTTGCGTCGCAGCGACTTACGCACGGTATCGGCCATCGCCTCTGGGTCATTGCCATTCACGTAGCCGCCCAGGAAGGAGGCTCCGCTGAACATCACATCAATGGTACTGCCGTCCATCGCCAGGGTCTTTTTCACCCCCTTGATGGAGTCGATCACCGGCCTGAAGCCGTCTTTGCTGATCGCCCAGCTGGAGAGTGAGTCGCGCAGGAAGTTGCGCAGCATGAATTCGGGAGATGCAGTGACCCCAGCAGTAAGCAGGCGCTTGGCCTTGGCCGCCACATTGACCATGGCGCTGAACGGCTTGCGGTCGAAGAAGGTCATAGCGCGATAGAGGTCCGGATCCTCAACCCGGATCATGTAGTCCTCCCCCTCCAGCTTGACCATGATCCTGTCTTTGCCATTGGCAAGGGCCTGGTAATCCATCTTGTTTGGCTTCGGAATGACCTCGATGATGCCGGTATCCGCCAGGTTCCAAACCGTCTTCTGGGCCGCCATGTTCTTCATGGACGCGTCGATCAGCTTGGAGGTGGAGGTGAAGATGTTCTCGAGCAGGTCGTTGGTGTTGGCCTCCCCGCCCTTGAGCTTCTTGATGCCGGCGTTCTGGTTGGCAATGCCCTTCGTCTTGAAGGGGGCGATCACGTCGCCGTCATCTGATTCACGGAAGAACGGGATGTACCATTCGCTTTCAAACTCGGCCCGCGCCTCTTTGGTGAAGAGCCCAGCTTCTTGTGCCAGGTCCAGGGTTGCGGCATTGAGGCGGTTCCAGCGGGCTTTGGCATCAAGGAATTTGGCCTCCTTGCCCTTGCCTTGCCCCTTGAGCGCCGCAATGTCATTGGCATCGAGCAGGTTCTCTCTGCCCTGCGCCATCAGCAGTTCCGCCCGGTGACCAGCCATCCAGCCAAGCCAGTTGTGCAGATCAGCTCCCAGGTCGGCAAAGATGCCCAGCAGCGCGTCTTTCTCGCCGGTACCCGCCTTGCGCTGGATCACCCCGTCATTCCACTCCGGCAGACCATAGAGCATGGTCGCCTGCATGGTGGAGGCGGCCCCCGTCGCCATCCGTGCCGCCACATAACCGGAGTCTGCGGCATCAGTAATGCCGGCAGCCTCCTCGGCGTATTTGATGGGGGCCAGCGCGTCGAGCACCTCGGTGTTGGCTTTCTTGATGACGCGATCGATCCATGAGCTGACCACGCCTCGGTCAACTTGACGGAGCTTGTTCAGGCTGGCCTTGGTCTTGTCGATGATGTCGGGCTTGGGGCCCAGGTTGAGCTTCTCCATGGCCGCATCAGCTGCGGTACTGGCCTGGCTCATCTTGATACCGCCTTTCTGGGCTGGCCGCTCGGCTTCCTGGCTGAACTTCTTCCCGCCATCCGGCCCGCTGTCGTCTGGGCCGCTACGCTGCAACTTCTTGCCCAGCCCCTCGATCAGGGAACGCGTCTCCGCGGCGGTAATGCCATCAGGTACAAAGCCGACCGCACGCAGCGCCCGGGTGACCCAGGCCACGACCCGATCCCAGCCACGGCCCCAGGCCCCCTGCTCCAATTCCGCCAAATGAGCCACCACTTCCTCGGCTTTGGTGCCGATGTCCTCGTCGGCGTAATGGGTGTTTACCCAGTCCCACACCGGCTTCATGCTGGGGTCCTCCTGGGACCCGATGAGGCGGCTCATCAGCTTGGTATATTCCCCGTCACCCAGGACGTTGGCCAGGCCATAGTGGGCCAGCACCTCATGGCGCAGGATCTCGCGCATCCGCTTGGGGTCGGAAATGGTGTCCGCAGCAACGTGCAGGGTGCCGGCATCGTCGTCAAACGCGGCGCGGCGGATCAATCCCTCCTTGGCATCCAGCCCGAGGGATTCCTCCAGTTCAGCCTGGGTTGCGTGGATCTGCACATCTATGCCGGAAGCGCCGCGGTACTGCTTGAACCACCCCTTGGTTACCAGCTCAGCCTCCTTGCGAGTCAGGTGTTTAGCAGGTCGCATCCCTTGTGACATGGCTTGCTTGGAGAAGCGGATCCGACCATCGATGGCGTTGGAGATGATCTTGCCCGGGTTGGAGCGCGCACCCACGATGGCCACCAAACCGTCATGGCCGGCGGCCTTCAGGCGCTGATCCTGCTCCTTCAGGGTCTTGATGAAGTTGGGTGCGTCGATCTTGCCCATGGATTGCAGGTAGCGGGCCAGCTCGGCATTCATGCTCTTGCGCAGACTGGCCAGCAGATTGGGCTGCCCGTTGCTCTGGGCGCTGGCGTAGTCGGCGATCATGCCTTTGGCCTTGCCCCATGCGTAGTTGAACGACTCTTTCCCGATCACCTCCTTCGGGCGCAGCTTCTTCAGCTCTCCGCGCAGGGCCGTGATGCGGTCTGACTGGTCTTTGTGGTGGGCGGCTTGGCGGCGGTTCTCGGCGTCCTGGGCGGCGCTGCTCTGGGCCTTGCGACCAGAACGGCCGGTGATCGCCCAGCTCGGGTTTTTGATGCCGTCGCGCATCAGCTTGCGGGCGTTGATGGCCTCCTCATTGGCCCAGGCTTGCACCTCAGCCTCGGCGGCCGCCCTCTGCTCTGCCGTGTCCAGTAGGCCGGCATCCTTCAGGTCATTGAGGATCCGCCCCACACCGGTGCTGATGCCGCTGGCAAAGTTCACGCCCTGGCCCCGGTGGGTGGCTTGGTTGTAGAGGCGTTGCTGCTCCTCGTCGATGGCCGGAATACGGATACTTACCCCGTCCAGCTCGAGGCGCCCCTCGGTTACTCCTCCTGCGCCTTTTGCTGCGCTTGCGTCACCAGATCGCGGAACGCTTGGCGCTGCGCCGTGGTTATTCCGTGCTCCGGCGAGGCCAAAAAGATCGCCGCCGGGCTTGGGTTGGCTGGCTTTTTGCTGGTTGTAGGCGCTGATGGCCTTGAGGGTTTCATTGATCGCTGTCTCCGGGGTTGCAGGGTCCACCGCCGCGCCGAACATGTCGGCGGAAGTGGTCTTGTTGAGCATAGTCAGGATGTCGCCAACCATGCCGGTGATCGCCTTGGCACTGCGGGCGCTGGCCGCGATGGCCTGGGCCAGCAGGCTGCCCTCTGGGCTGGTGTCGCCTCCCAGCATATCAGACTGAGCGGCCATTTCTTGCAGGGACTGCCCGCTGCGCTTGGCGCGGGCGATGCTCTCCACTGCCTCGGCGAGGTAGTTGGAGATAACCTTGGCCCGCTCCGGCGAGTGCTGGCGCAACTTGGCCATGCCCACGGCGTTGTTGATCAGGGCGGTAGTGATGTTACGGCCGTCCGCGTCCACTTCGCCGGTGGCCGCATCCAGCAGCCGCTGGTTGTCGTAGCCGTAGGCGAAGATGGCCGCCGTCACCCGCTTGCGGTAGGCATCATTCCACTGCCCGTCCCGGCTCACATAGCTGTTGCTCTGGTTCTCGCCGATGGCAGACAGGAACGCCTGGAGGAATCGGTTGTTCTGGCTCGCCAGTACGTCGCCCCCCTCGGGGATGTTGAGCAGATCCAGCATGTCGTCGGTCAGCTTGCCCGCGTCGGCGCCGGCATCCTCGGCGGCACTGTTCGCCATCTTGGCGTCGGTGTTGGAGTCCACCACGAAGTCACGCAGTTGGTCGTCGGTCATGGTGGTGATCCGCTCGCGCACCAGTACGGGCTGCTTCATGGCGCCGATCACGGCCGGGTCGATCCCGAAGTCGGCCGCATTGGCCTCGATGTAGCGGCGGTAAGCGTCGGCGTCACCGCGCTGGTAAGCCTGCCTCAGCCCGATAGAGCGACCGTTTCCGCTTTCCACGACAAGCCCACTGACAATGGGGGCGCCGCGATCTGTCTCCGGGCTGGCCGCCAGTCGCGCTCCGTCCGGCGCGGCGGCCAGTTGGCCCACCTGCACCCGGTAGGTCTGCTTGGAGCGATCCCGGGGCTGGAGTTGCTGCGGGTAGTTGTGATTGATGTTCCCCTCGAAGTCGTGGGACGTCACCAGATCCGCCGCTTCCACGACGCGGTATTGCACCTCGACCGCATTCCCCTTCGGCGTGGCCACGGTCACGCGCTTGCCCTCGGGAGACGGCGACGGAGCGGTTTCTCCGACCGGCTTCTCCAGCACGATGATCTTGGTTCTGACGCTGGTCGGGTTCAGCGAGTCCTTGAATGCTCCCTCGCGCATCAGCTCCACCTCGGCGCCCAGGGCATCCAGCCACGCCGCAAACTCCTGCCCCTTGCGGGTGGATTGCTGGCCTGCGCCGGCCGACACGATGGCCGCCAGTCGCCCGCCCGGCTTGAGGAAGTCATAAGCATGGCGCACATGGTCCATGTCCATGCCGTTGGAGAATGGCGGGTTCATGATCACCGCGTCATAGCTGGCGGTCGGGGTCAGCGCCATGAAGTCGTTGCCGATCAGGGTGTGCCCCTTCTCGGTCAGAATGTCGCGCAGGTCGCCGGCAATCTCGACGGCATCCACCTTGGCCCCGGCATCGCGGGCGGCATCGGCCAGCATCCCGTGACCGGCAGAAGGCTCGAGCACGGTCATGCCAGGCTCAATCCCGAGGCGACCGGCCAGATCGGCGGCGTCGTCTTCAGTGGTGGGGAAGAAGTCGATGAAGGCATTGCGGTTGCCCAGCAGCTTCAGCTTGAGCGCCTGCTCCTTGGTGCGCAGCGGGCTCACCTCGGCCCGCTTGCCCAGCCCTGCCTCGATGGCTTGCAGCTCCACCAGTGCCGCTCTCAGGTTGGCGCGGGAGAAGATCCCCATCTTGTTGAGGCGGTCAGCATCCGTCAGTTGCTCGGCTACGCGGAACGCCTGGGTGCCCTCCTGGCTGCCACGAACGAACGCGGTCAGCTTGTCGATCAGGTCGCGATCCGTCACGGCCACCTGCCGCAACTGGTTCGCTTCAGCCGCCTTGGCCAGATTCTTCAGTTTGACCCCGGCCGCCTTGTGGCTGCGGTTGCTGCTGGCCTGCATTTCGCTGGCGAGATCGTCCAGTTGGCGAGTCCAGTAGTCCAGACCTGGCATTTTGGCGCCCTCGACGCGCACCAGCGGGCCAGCCTTATCGGTCCACTCGTGGCGACCCTGGCTACCCATGCGGATCAGCCCCTCACCCTTCAGGCGCTCGTACTCGGCGTTCGGCAGATCATACATGGCGCGGGCCAGTCGGCTGCGCAGGGTGGCAAGCTGGGCCTTGGTGGTCAGGTTGCGCAGGATGTTGGCCTTGCCCGTGGTCACGCCGTCAGCAATGGCGTCCAGCAGATCGGCGGTTTTCAGCTCTTCCTCGGCAGCGGCAGTGGCGCGGGCTGCCATGCCAGCACGGCGCAGGGTGTTGGCCTTGCGGTCCACTGCCAGGGCAGCGTTGGCCTTGGTGCGGATCGTCTCGGCGCGTTGGCGCAGGCCGGCGATCTGCTTGGCCACGTTATCGTCTGGGCTGCTGGCGGGCTCCTCCATGTTCACAGTCGGCGCCTCGGCGGTCACGCTGGGCTTGCTCTCTGCCTGCCCCTGACCGGTCAACCATGCCCGGAAGTCGGTAGCCTGGGCCTCCTCTTTGAACTGGAAGCCGGGCACGGCACCGGATCCCTTGAAGGAGGAGTACCAGCCGCCCGTTTCTTTCGCCTTAGCGTTGATCCGGGTGTATTCGTCCTTCTCCACGCGGTTGGCCATCTGCACCACAAACAGGTCGTAGCCGTGCTTGGTGTGCTTGGTCTTGATGATGTCCCCGCTGGGGGTGGCGGTCAGCTTGGCGGCCTGCTCGGCGGCCTTGTCGGCGTCCTGCTTATCAAGCTGAGCCTCGGTCAGCAGGCGCTCATACTCGCCCACCTGCTCGGCGGTCATGCCCTCGCGCCCCTTCATGCGGGCCAGGGTGCGATAGTCGTCCAGGGTCTGCGGGTTCTCGATAGCCTTGGCGATGGCCTGCTTGCGAGCCTCGTGTGCGGCGTTCAGCTCCTTGCGGCGAGCAACGAACTCGCCATAGCGGGCCTCGGTGATGCCCTGCACCTCGGCGCGCAGCGCATCGGCCGGGCTGGCATTGCTCTTGGCGAAGGGGTTGTTGGTGGTGGTCAGCACGCCGGCTCCACCGGCAGACGGCCAGCGCACCTCGCCCTGCATGATGCGGGTGGCACGCTCGACCAGCTCAGCCTTCTTGGTGCCACTGAACACATAGGCATTGTTGGCGGTCAGGTACTCCTTCAGCCTGGGCACGGTCCAGCCGCCGAACATGGCCTTGATGCCCTCACCGCTGATGATGGTCCGCTCGGCGAAGTCGCGGAACTCCCCATAGCTCATGTCACCCTTGAACAGCCTGCTCATACCACCCAGCAGGTCGTCTGGGGCGGAGTCAACCCATTGCTTGATGGTTGGTTCACTGGCGGGCAAGTCACTGACTGCCTTAGTGGTATCCCCCTCCTTCACCCAGCGCTTGAACGATTCCACCGGCATCGCCTTGATGGCACCCAGTCCTTTCCAGCCCGCCTCGTAGTTGCCAAGGTAGCCTTCCCGGGCGGCCTGCTCATCGGAAAAGCCCATCATCACCTTGTGTTCGTCAAACTTGCCGGTTTTGGGGTCAACCTGGTCAACCACATAGACCGTCTCGCTATCTGGCTTGTCACCGATGAACACATCGACGTGATCGCCGTCCGCCCCCTGGGTGCGCTTGATGTACCCGTAGTCATGGGCCATGGTTGACTGCCACGCCTTGCCATCCGGGTCAGTGCCTGAGCGGGTGGATCCCTTGGGGTTTTCGAGGGCGATATCCAGCCCCTGCAGCGTGAGGTGGCCCTTCTTGTAGTTCCCCGCCTCCTTCTGCGCCTCGGTGGGTTCCGGCGCAACCTCGGAGCGAGCCGCCTCTATCATCCGAGCCGGCGCACTGCCTGCCATCTCTTCTCGATCACGGCGCAACTGGATATAACGCTCGAGATCCATCTTCTCTTGGCCTGCCTGACGAGCCCCCTCATTGGCTACTGCGGCACCGGTGCGACGCCCGCCATTGCCATTCATCTCGTGCCGGCCAGCCAACTGCAAATCCGCAATGGTACCGCCGAGGTTCTGGTGGCGTTTTTCCAACTCATTTATGGTCATCCCGCCAAAGCGGTTGTCCATGCGCCCAGCAAACTCGCGCTCAGACTGTTCCCAGCGCTCCTCGCGAGTCGGCACGGGGTCCCCCTTCTCGAAAGCCCTCCGGTAGGCCTCCCGCGCCCTGTCAATAGCGCCCTCTTTGGTGTTGGAGGTAAACCAGCCAGCCCCAACAGCAGATCGGTACTTCCAGCGTCCGGCATGCTCCTTCAGCAAGTCGCGATCAATAAGATCTACCTCGGTTGGCTCCGGAACTACCCCACCTCGAGCAGCCTCGACCAGTGCCGAAGGCTCATTGGCGGCCGGAGCAGTAAGGCCTCGCACCTTGGCAGTGAACGACTTGGCTACTACCAGGCCACCCTTACCCGGGATCGCCTTCACGCCGTTATCCTTAGCCCACTGCTTGATGATCGGCACTTCGCCTTTCAGGGTGATGGTGCCATCAGGGTTATCAATCATCTCCGACCAGGGTGTCGGCGCCGCCGCTGGCCCGGCAGTCGTGCGAGCCTGTTCAGCTTGCGCCTCTTCAGATACAGCAACCCCGGCAGGTGCCGGGGCTGTCAGTGAATTTTCCTCTCCTGGTTGGGTAACAGGTACAGGTGCAAGAGAAGTGCCATCTGCCGGATCTCCGGGTCCAGCTCGTTCCGCGAGTTCGGCAGGGGTTGGTCCAACACTTGTTGCAACCGGATCGCCTGCGCCAGGCTGATCACCTGATCGCTCACTGCTGATTGCAGGTATCGGGGTAACTGGCTCATTGCTCACCTCTGCTTGGGGTTGGTTGCCGGGGATCACCTCGCGGTATCCGGTATCGATAGCTGGTACTAATTGGCTGGCCTCGCCCGCTGTGGCAGACGGTGCCGGAACTGTTTCAGCGCTTACGCGATTGGCTGGCAGATCAGATGGTTGACGCATGTCAGCGACATTAGTTTCGTCTACTTGGGACGTGGTAGATTGAGTGCCGCGCGGGGCCATGCTTGCTACGGCGCTTTTGTCGATAACTACATGCTCTGTCTGGCCGCGCGGGTCGGTGCCGGTGACCACACCATATCCCTGACTCACCAACTCGTTGATGTAGCTTTCAGAAAGGCGGGTAATATCCCCCTGCTTGTGCAACACCTTAGTGCCAGGCTTAATCTTGACATCGTACAGGGTGGGCGTGCCGCCCATCATATCGGCGTAGGCTTGCGCTTGGTGCGCGTCCTGCTCGCTGGTGCCATAGAAGCCACCATAGACACGGCCCTTTTTGCCCTGCTTCTGACCACTTGCGCGGACAATCTGAATATCCTGCTCGCTCATGCCTGGATTGCCGGAACCATGAACGATCACCATGCCATTTTGCGCGATCTCAGTCTTTCCGTCTTGGCGATCCTGCTGGGCCGAATTGCTTGACGGTTGCTTGACTCCGCCCTGCTGCGCTTGGGCCTGTTGCACCTCACCGATAGCCGCTACCCCAAAGCCACCTCCATTGAGCGGCACCGGCATCTCCTGGCCCTTGCGGCTGGCCATGGCCGCCTCTTTCTCGGTTGCGAACGGCTTGCCTTTGCGGGTGATTCGGAGTGTCTGGAGCGGGCCGAATACTGAATCGGTGTCCTTGCCTGCCCCCTCAATCGAACGGGCTACCTCGCTGCGCGGGTCGCGGGTTGATTGGGTATCGAGTGAGCCATCCACCTGATCGCGGGATAGCTTGGGCGGGGTATAGGCGCTGTTGCGCGGGTCGCTGCCCGACGCACCACCGGCAAAGATGGTGTCTGATTGGCCGATCTGGGGCGGCTGGTTGGCTAACTCACGCTCGCGCTGTGCCAGATTGGCAGCTTGCTGCTGTGCCGGGCGGCCATCTGTGCCGTACACCACATTACGGTGTGGCAACTCGGTGCCGACTTCGCGCCCTTCACCCTCGATAGTGGCTCCGGGCAGCGCCTCGGCAGCGTAATACCGCGGATCACGCTCTGGCGGAAGCAGGTCGCCTTCCTGCCCGCTCTGCCACCGGGTGCGCTCTGTGCCACGAAACTGCGGGCCGGGACCGGCCTGATGATCATCGTGATCCCCTGGTGCAGCCAACGCCTCTCCCTTGGGCTTGGCATTGGCGTCACCTGCAAAGATCACATCCTTGAGCGGCAGGGCTAGGCGCTGGTTCTCCATGGCTACCTGCTGGGCGCTCTTGTTACCCGCGAACGGGTCAAGCCCAAGCTCACCAGCCTGAGCTCGCTCATAAAGGCTCTTGCCCTGATCGCCAGCCTTCATCTGGGAGGCAACCAGCTCCTGCACGGTCTGGCCGAACTCACCCGCCAAGGCGCGCTGCACCTCGCTATCAGCCGCCATCCCCTTGTAGCGATCGGCGGTATCGTCTTGACGCAGATAGGCCGGCACATCACGCAGCTCGTCAAACTGGCTTGCGCTGGGGCCGAGCGGATTCAGCTCCCCCTCGGCCTGCGAGGCGGATGGCGCCTGCTCGCCTTCTTCCAGTGGAACAGAAGCAAAGTTCGGATCCACTGCCGGACCAGCAGCGCCCTCCGTCACCGGCGCGGAAGGCTCTGCAACCGGATCGGTCCCAACGCCATCTTCCTGGCTGGCATGCTTACCGCCTCGCGCCCCACCGACAGCACCTACCGCACCACCTGTCCCCATCCCTATCAAGCCGCCCTCGATCGCGCTCGACATGACCCCCTTCATCGGGTCGATATCAGCGGCGGCCACCTCGTTGAGGGATTCGTTGACGGCGTATTGCTGCACCCCCTCCTCCAGGGTTTCGCTGATACCCTCACCTGCCGCCCCCTTGGCAGCACCTTTCAGCACTCCACCGGTGGCCGCCTTGCCAGCCAGCATCTTGAACAGCATGGCGTCGCCCATCATGGAGCCCATGGCGGCAGCTCCCCACACCTTGGCATCACTCATGGTGGCGCGGCTGGCCAAGTTGGCCGTTTCCTCCCGGGCCAGCCCCAGCTTTTCCTCATCAGAGAGATAGGCGGTCTGCTGATCCTGGTCGATGCGAGTGAACGCTTGGCGGAAGGTATCGCTGGCCGCCAGCTCGTCAAAGCTCATGCCCAGCACGGTGTCTCGAGTGTTCACCCCGGCACTGCCCACCGATCCTGTCGCCCCAGTGGTCACAGCGGCGCCGGTGGCAATTTTGGATACTGCCTTGGCGGCGACCGCTTCGGCTACCTCCTGGGTCGCGCCACGCTTGACCATGGATGCAGTGACAGCGCGGCCGATAGAGGCTTTGGCGGCCACCCCAGTCACCCCGCCAGCGGCGAGTGTCGGTAGCAAAGAGCCAACGCCCTGCGCCATTTTCATCGCCCAGACATCGATATCCCCTGCGCCATCCCCCAGGGTCAACCGGCCTTCTGGCGTTTCATCGACCAGTCGGCGTCCCAGTGCCTCCTTGGCGTCAGCACTCATCCCATCATTCAGTGATTCCGCCCCAGACGCGGCCAGATCGCCTGCACCTGCGACCACATCCAGAACCGGGCTCAGTTTGTTGGCCATATTGGCACGAGCCTGTTCCAGGTAGTCGCCCCCCTGCTTCCCGGCATTCTCTTTGCCGAAGTTGCTTGCCTGCCGTGCCAGCTCACCAATGCCGCCCACCAGATCAAGTGCGCCAGCGCCCACCCCGCGGGCGACATCGCCCAGGCCGACATCAAGATCACGTTTGGCTACAGGCTCGGATGGTTGGGGTGTTGCAGCCGCTGCGGCAGACAGGCTGCTATCGAGCGAGCTCCAGAAGGGGTCATTACGAGTGTCAGATTGTCGCGGTTGTGGCAGGGCGTCACGCAGTCCAGGTTTGTCCATGGTGTCCTCGGATTTCGAGCAAAAGAAAAGCCCCGAGCGGCGAACCGTTCGGGGCTTTTGAGATGGGGCGATCAGCATGCAGACTGATCGACGATGGAGAGATGCTAACGCTGGGGTAGGTGAAAGGCAACTATCGGCGAGCCTGGGCCAGGCTCATTGCCTGATAGGCGTTGGTCTCCGTGTCACGGAGTCGATTGGCCGTGACGGTAGCCTGCTCAGTCTGCCGCTGTTTGGCCGCCTGCTGGCGCCAAAGCTCAAAGGCCATGTTCATCTTGGCCGGGGAATCCAGCAGACTGCTCAGTTTGCCATGTTGGTTGGCCTCCTTCACGAACTGCAGGCGCTCGGGATCGCCGCCAGTCCACTCTTTGATAGGGGTACCCGCCTCCTTCTCCTCAGCTTTGGAAGTCATGCCGAAGGTGTCGGCCAACGCCGCCTTGCTCTGCTCCAGCTGGGCGTCCAGCGCATCCAGTTGCAAGTCTTTATCCTCTGCGTTGCTGGCAGAGATGCGCGCCCTGTTCTGGCCGTGCTGCTTCTCCAGCTCGGTGACCGCCTTCTTGTAGCCACCCTGATCAGGCCCGGCCGCCAGGCCTATCCATCTACTTATGTCGCCTGCTTTGGAGGAAATCTCCTTTACTAAAGCTGCTCGCTGGAAGGCAGGCTTCAGGAAGTCATTGATGGGTATCACCTTGGGGTGGTCATCCGGCGCAGAAGTTCGGTTATTCGTTACTGGGCGCACATCCTTGCTGCCATCGTTATAGGTGACCTCCACCCCCAACACCAAGCCTCTTCCATCAGGGGTGATCATCATATTCGCCAGTTTCTTATCGGTGATGGTCTTGCCGCTGGCGGGATCTATATCTCCCACACCTTTACGCACCTCATCCCGATACAAATAGTCCATTCCCTCAAGGTATTTAGCGTCATTAATCAGTGCATTCCCTTCCGGCGTGCTGGGGTCCAATTTGCCATCTTTGAGCAAATTCATAAGATTGCCGGTGTGTTTGACTACGTAGGTAGATTTGTCAAGTGCACCCGGCTCCACCCAGCGATGAGGGTTAAATAGACCTGCTCGCTCGTCCTTAGCTGCCGCCCAAAATTGCTCTCCAGGGTCTTTACCCTCTCGCAATAGTTGCCAGCCAGATTGGTAAATTGGCAGGTTCTCCTGCTGGAAAAGCTGCTTGTCCCGCAGTGTCTTTTGCCACTCATACTCCTGCTGCTGCCGAGCTTCCTGTGCCGCCGCTCGCCGTTCAGCAGCACCGGCTCGCGCCTCTGACGCCTTCATCTGCCGCTCGGTGAGGGCGAACTGCCTGTCATACTTGGCATCCGCCAGCTTATCGCGCCCCTCGCGGTACGCCAGCTCGCTCTGGTAGCGCTCATCTGCCACTTTCTGCCGCTCCTGCTCGTTCTGCCACATGGCATCTCGCAGGCCCATGGCCTTATCCATCCGCTCATCTTCTTTCTGGCCACGTTGATAACGGTCCATGGTGTTGAAGCCAGCCAGAAAACCTTCCGCCAATCCCGATACGCTCATCATGCCTCCTTAAAACAAGCTGTCTGCCAGAAAACCAACCCCAGCACCTGCCAGTGCGCCCAGAGGGCCACCGAGTGAACCCGCCATGCCCAACATGGCGCCCATCGATGCGCCAGTGCCGATGGTGCTCAGGGTTTGCCCCTTGCGAGCGGTCTTGAGACTCTTGTTGGCAGCCTCCATCTCCGACTCTCTGTTGGCCGCATCGCGCAGGCCTGCCAGACCTTGCTGGCGAGTCTGACCGCCGATATCCAAAATGCCGTACCCCATCACACACCCCCTCCGGTTTTAATTGCCTCACGCAGCCCCGCATCCGCGCCGGTCAGGATCCCCATTTGCCGGGTCTGCTCCTGTTCACGCAGGCCGTTCTCGGTGCCTGCCGTCATCAGCGCCATGCGCAGCCCCTGGCTGTTATCATTGGCATTGCTGCTGGTGCCCAGCCCCATCCGCGCATTGCGGTTGGCCGTAGCCTGCTGAGCTGAGCGGAGCGCGTTGGCGTTGTTCTCATCCACCCGCCCCAGTTGCTCCCGCAGCAACTGGCCGTTGGTGGCCAGTTCCATCAGTTCCTGCTGCTTGGGGTAGAAGCGCGTCTTCCAGTCCTGGTACTGCTCTCGGGTGATTTTGGCGTAAGTGTCTGCGGCGTAACCCATGGAACCCCCTTAGTAACCCTTGCCCTGCAGCACGGATGCTGTCGGGCTGATTTTCTTGATCTCCGTTGCAGCCGGCGCTTTCAGGCTGGCCAGCCCATACGAGGTGGCAGCTCCTGCCAGGGTCCCCACCAAACCAGTCGTCGCCTGCTGGCTTTGATAAGAGCTCTGTGCGTCACTGGTTGCCTTGCGCAAGCTGGTTGTGGCCACATCCCCCATACCAGCCATAGATTCAGCCTTCTGCCCCGCGCCAATGCTCACCACATCCTTGAGCCCAGCAACATGCTTGTCCTGCTGGCTGGATTGGGCCCGGTTGGCGGTGTCCGTCTGGCTCAATGCCTGGTCAGTTGCCAGGCCTTCCATTGCCTCCTGGTACCGGCCACTGGTCGGGTCTGCCCCGCTGGCAGCCATGGAATCAGCCAAGCCAGCTCGGGCCTCGCCAAAAGTTTTCGCGGTGCCAAGCGCTGCGGTGCCCGCCAGTTTGTCGAACTCCCCCTCGCTGTTGAGGTCATCCACCTTCTCGATGAAGATGTCCTCGTATTTCTGCAGGTCGTTCTTGTAGAGATCCCACTGCTCCATGGCCACACTGGCCGCAGCCTTCTGAGCCTCGGTCTCCTGAATTTCGTTCGAGCCACCCTTCCCCATCACCTACACCTCATAGGTTGATCTGAAACACATAGAGCCCATCAGCATCATCCGGCTGACGGACCCATCCCATTCTTGGCGCAACCTTGAGCCACCCCTTACGCGCCGAGTGGAAGCGCAGCCAGCGTGCCCCAATCAGGCGTGCCATGCGCTTCACTTCCGGCAGGTGCCGCTCAGGCGCCCCGCCATCCCCCCACCCCACCCAGACCAGGACGCCGATCACGCCATCTTCGGCCAGCGGCTTGAGCACAAACCCGTCAGCACCGCGCACAAACAAAAACGCCATCCGGTTTCGGATGGCGTCTTGCAGTTTGAGAGGGAGATTAGGATTCCCGGTATCCCTGACTATGCGGTTCAAAGCAGCCCTCACCATAGACCCATCAGCCATAGGCTCTCCCCGATAAGGCGCTGGTTCTGGATAGATGACCCAGGATAGGCCACCACTTCGAAGGTGATGTTGACGGTCTCAGTCCCAGCGGGGATCACGAAAGCATCTTGGAAGGTCACACTCATTGGCGCTCTATTCGTACCCACAGGGAACGAGGCTGTGGACGTAGCCCTGGCTACTTCAGTGCCGTTGAGCTTGCACAACAATATGAGCCCTATCGTGCCGGCTCCGGAAACCTCTGCTAGACCTGTGAGTGGTTTGATGCAGACCATGTTTCTGGCTCGCTTGTAACCTGTCAAAGAGAAGTTACCTGACGCCCTGATCATCCTTGTGATATCACCCACAATCCGATCCGCTTCCAACGTCCCCAGGACCACGCAATCGGCAGCAATCGTGCAGTTGTTCATAGTCATGTTCTTCACATAACCGCCTTCTGCACGAAGTCGATTGGTATAGATGCTGCCGTCCGCATAGATCATCGTGTACCAGCCGAATCCCCAACTGGCATAAGGCCCGCCTTTACCGAACCCTGCTGCCCCGCCAGACAGGAAGGCATTGCCCATATCGATGGAACCGCCCGAGATCGCAGGCGCCGACATGCTGACCCCAGCTTTGATGTAGTCGGCGGTGATCTTCTCTGACTGGATGATCTGGATGGTGGCCTTTCGGATGATGGCCTCGGCAATCACGGCCTGCCCGTTGTCGATGGCAAACAGCGGCGCCATGGGCGTTGAGCTATTCGGGTTGAATACGAACACCTGAGAGGCAGAGATAGCCACCTGACTCGTGCCGTCAGAGTTTGCAATCAACCCTATCCCGGCAGTGATCTGGCCCGCGCTGGCTTTCGCCGTCCACATGGCCTGGGCACCATTTTGCAAGTCGGCAATAGCTTGGCTCTGGAGTTGAACGGCGGCGGCATTGGCTGCAATCCTCGGGTCGTCAGTGGCAACCCAAGCAGTACCACTGTAACGGTACGGCCTGTTGTTGTTGGCTGTGTCAAACCACAGATCACCGGTGCCCATCGCTGACCCTGGGGCAGTGGCTTGGAAGAATGTCTTGTTCTTACTGCCGGCGACGGCGGAAACCGTGTTTATCTGGCTGGCCAGCGACTGTACTGCGTTGGCCCGAGCAGTGGACTCCTCTGTAATCTGAGCGGTCAGACGCTCATCTTCCCCTTGATAGTCGGCAGTAATCTGCTGGATCTGGGTGGCCAGCGATGCATCTGCATCAGCGCTGGTCTTTGCCACCTCGGAGATATTGGCACTAAATGTTTTGTCGGCTGCCTTGAACTCTGCTTCAACCGTGCCGACCCGCTGAGCCAATGCGCCTGTTTCCGTGGCGCGCACGGTCTGTTCGTTGATGATTTGGCCGCGCAAATCAGCTGACTCAGCCTGAAACTCTGCATCAAGCTGCTCAAGGGTGGTAGCCATTGCCTGCTGCTGGTCGCTAATCACCTTCTGCTCACGCCGGATCTTGCCGGTCGCCTTGCGCTGGCGGTCACTCTCTTCGGCGCCTGCCAGCGTGGCGCCGATAGCGGCATCACCGGTCAGATCCACACTAGCACTGATGTTTTCAAATTTGCTGGCGAGCGATTGTCCATCGCCTGATACGGCCTGCTTCAACTCACTGATGGCAGCTGCATTGCCATTCATGGCCACTTCCATGGCGCTCATCTTCTGCGCCAGTGCTTGCGTGTCGGTGGCTACGCTCTGAGCCAGCTCTGTGATGGAGCTCTTGATGGTCTGGTCTGCCAGTTGCAGCTCACTCTTGAGTTGCTCGATGCGCTCGGCGGTAGCAGAGTTTGCGGTAGTGTTAGCACTGATCTGCTGCTCGGCAATGGTAAGGCGCTGGCCTTGTGCGTCCATTTCCGTTTTAGCCGCCTTCTGCGTCAAGGCCCCCTTTACAACATCCAGTTCCTGCCCAACTTGCGTCACCTGTGACCCGACAGCGGTAACCTCAGACTTTGTAGCTGTCTGGGTCAGCTTTCCATTAATGCCGTCTATCTGCTGCTCAATGGAGGTGATCTTCTCCAGATCTCCACTAATCTCAGCTCTGGTAACACAGGTCTTGACGATGGCCTCGACAGCATCAAGGTGCTGGCTGACTTGGGTGATTTGCGCGCCGAGCTCTGATCTGACGGCGTTGACCGCCTCCATGGTGATCTCGCCGGTGCTCGGATTAACCGAGAACACCGCATTACGGAAGTCCTCAAAATCGGTCTGGTAGCCGTTGATCAGCTGGCGCAGTTGCTCCTGAATCAGCGTGACATTGATGTAGTTGTCACCCAGCTGACCCTGAGCATGGTTTAGGAGATCATTTATCTGCTTCTCTCTGGCATCCAGCGCAGCAAGATTAGCCTTGGTTTCGTTGACAATGACTGACAGTTGCGGCACATCGAGAATGGGCTTGAGCAGTTCCTGCGCAAGGTGGCTGCTTTCAATCTTCCCCTGCAATTCGTCAAGAATATCCTGCACATCCCGGCTGGTTTCAGCCACAACGCCATGCTCACCCTGGAACGGGCCGCTGTCGTCTTTGCCATTGACGAACCTGACCCAGTAGTAAAACTTGGCCCCTTTGCCGATGGCGTCAGAGAACATATTGGCGATAGTAGTGCCGACCAACATCGCGGCGGGTAGACTGTCCGTCTCCGCCCGCCACACCTCGGCGTGGGAATGCCCACGGTAAGTAGGCCCGTCCCAATCAACCAGCACGGTATGAAACGCACCGCTGGCCTGCACGTTTACCGGTGCATGTGGCTTGTCGTAGATGCCAACAGGAAAGAGATCCGGGTTCTTACCCGGCACATAGATACCGCCAGCACCAGGGCGCAACGTGGCCAACCCTAGAGCATTCAGCTCGCGAAAGGTGACGGCCTTATCCAGCTTGTCGCCACGTTGCCCAGTTAGCAGCTCAACGTTTTCAAAAGTTGCGGCCTGATCCCGCCCTGCTCGATATGCCGGTTTTGCCATTACATCAACTCCGCCATTGAGCCCGCCAGGGTAATGCGCTTCACCACAGAGGTTCCATATACCTCCACCTGCCACCACCGACCTCGCACCGGGGGCAACCTGAATGTGCCCGATGCCAAGTTGCCTGGCGGCAGATCCATCACCTGCTCACCATCCACGAGCAGCTTGATTCCAACCAGGTGGATCTCGTCTGCAAGCACCCGGCAACAGCCAAGCTGCGTGCTATCAGGCATCATAAACAGCTTGGAACGCCAGACAAGCTGGCCATTGCCAGCCTGTCCACCGCGCCATATCTGCAAGGCCATCCCCTTTGCCACAAATAGACGATCGCTCTCCATATCAGAGACGCCTGCATCCCAGCGGTTGGTAAGCTCGCGCAAATCCCCACTCTTGGGATCAAAGACTAAGGCATGGGTATCGGTCATCGCCACATACTTGCCTTCGTGATGCCATGCGCGCAGGGTCTCAGGCTTCATGGCCTGCCACTGCTTGCGAGTGATGATCTGCTCTGTCACCACTTGCCCACCGCTGGCGCCGATCCCGACCAGCCCATCTGGCGAGGCGTAGAGCACCACGCCATCCATCGCCACCATGGAGCGGGAGCTAATGCACGCCTGTGGCAGTTGGCTCAACTTCTGGTTGGTCACCGAAGCAGGGCTGACACCTTGTGCAAGATAGGGGTACCCCTTGGTACCAATCACCAGTGTGGTATCGATAGCGGCGATTGCCACAATGTCGTGCTCGGTAGTGAGCCGGTACTTCTCCGGCCAGGCATATGGCAGATACGGCTCGCACAGATAGAGTGAGTTGCCAGCAAAGCCAGCACACATGCCGTTTGCCATCTGGCACAGGCCGCGCATGGCAGCCGGTGGCGGGGTATAACCGTAGGTTTCCAGCACAGGCCCAAGTTCACCATCAGCGCGATTGTCCACAAACGAGGCTTGCGCAATCGGCAGCTCAGCAACCAGCAGGTAATCAGCCAGGCCGCCACCAGAAACGGAGCGGTATACCCGGCGCTTGGTGATATTGTTGTCCTGTGACTGTGGGGGTGTGAGGGATAGCGTCACTGTGGAGTTCGGGATGGTGATGCTGGCCTTGCCGCTTGCAGGCCCGGGAGGCCCCTCCTCGCCCATCGCCGTGACGTAGGTATCAACGTAGTAGCGGGTCTCATCATCGGTGGCGTCGTCATCTTTGCTACCAGTTGGCGGCGTAATGGCACCAATCCCTACTGGAACGCCGGGAGAGGGCACACCAAGGCGGTGCCACGCCGTCGGCTTGTTGACACCACCAGTCGCGATCTGGAAGTGGGTGACTTTCGGGTACTCGCCATCGGTGTAATAGACGCGGCCATAGGCATCCTGCGCGATCGGGGAATTGATTGCCTCAACAATCTTGTTCCATGCAAACCAGTTCTGGCCGTACTTGAACAGGGTCTTGGGGGTGATTGGCAAGGTAACGCCAGCGCTGACATCTTCCTCAAGCGGTGAGATAACGCCGTGGTCAAAGTGGCAATCTCTGGCCACTACTGCCACTTCATCAGGCAAAAGGTGAGATTCCACGCGCGGCGTAATGCCTCGCATGGTGACGATATCGATGACTGACATGGGAGATCTCGGCAGGCAGAAAACAAAAAGGCCCACTCAGAACAGAGCGGGCCATGATGGGTAAATCCTAACGCTGCCAGCGTCAGGAGGCAAGGCTCACTTGGCTGGCTGCAGCACATCGGCGCAGGGGTGCGGCACCAGGATGGTTTTACCCTGGTGAACCTCCTGCACTTGGCAGACCGGCCCATGGCCGTGGCCGTATTCTATGCCCAGACATATTGTGGCTTGTCTACGACTACCGTAACCGGCGCCAGCGCAGCTGACATCGCGGCGTCAGTAGTGCGCACATTGGCATGATAGCCCGGCACCGGCTCGCGCATCGCGATATCCATCCCATCGACAACCTGCACCTCGCCTGTGGGGCGGGTGACCATGCCAGTGGGCAGCAGTTGCAAGCTGGCGGCGGGGTGATAGAGAGTGCCGGTCTCGCTGTCCTCGATAAAGCCCGCCCCCAGCATAGCGCTGAACATAGCGGCCTTGTCGGCCGCCTTTAAGTTGAGGTCGATAAAGTCGGTCATGCTACCGCCTTGAGTTGATCATCAGTGAGGGCACGATGCCAGATGCGAAGGTTACGAACATGGCCATATATTGGCGATGATCCGGCAATGGCTGAGCCGATAGCGATGTTTGCGGTGGCGCCTGCTGGCCCGGTTGGCGCGGCTGTTGCAATGTTTTTCCCTGTCAAACGCAAAGCGTGGCGGTTGGGGGATGTTGACGCAACAACCAGCGACCCAGGGCCGACAGGAGGGTCGGTCACCTTCAACGCAGAGCTTCCGCAATAGGATTCAAACTCGCCAGCTAGCGTTACCTGCATTAAATAGCGGGGGTTAACTTGCGCGGCATATTCCAGGATCCGCTGGTTCGCCTGACCCACACCCAACAGGTCATAGTTCAGCGCAACCGTGACAGCAGAAGGATTGATGTTCATCGACCACGGAATGGTTACGATGTCGCCCGCCCGAGTGACCGCTGCGCCATCTGTCAGAATGGTAGAGCTGGCGAATGGCAGCGCCTCTAGCTGGGCGCCCCATGCTGCAATCTTCTGCCCTACTGACCCACCCTTTATCCAAACATCTAAAAAATTTGAGTATTGCCCGGTGGTTGGAATCGTTCTCGTAACATACAGCCGCACCCACTCATTGGCAGGTAAAGCGAAATCTTTCGCTACAGATCCCTCACAGCGAATGGTGACGGTCATGGGCGATCCAATGGCCATGACAAAGCAACTGGCCGTTTTTGTATCCGATACGCTGAGGCTGATCGCGTCATTAAAACGAATTAACGATGAGGGGGCGCCTGTCAATGCAAACACCTTTGCGCTCTGACCCGCCAATGGGGCGCCAACCACCCCACCCTGAACGTAGCCATCCAGACGGGATGGAGATGCTGATGCAGTAATTAAATTTGTGCTCGGCCCCTCAAGCAGCAGCCCCTCCACCTCGAACGCGGGCTCGTTGACAGCGGCTACCTTGAGCGTTCCATCCTTTGCACGATAGATCTTTGTTGAGTTGCGGCTGAAATTCACCATCCGCGCCACCACATCCGACCCAACCAGCACATCCCGGCCATAGCCAGTAATAAGGCGCAGGCTATCAGAGAGCGGGGCCCACACATCCGGCAATGGCAGAGCGGAGGCGGCCACCACATCACCCGCAGCGGTGGCGCTGGCAGCGGCCTTGGTCGCCTCATTCTTGGCGCGGTCTGCCTCAGTCTTGGCCATCGCCACCACACCGCTGCCTGCGTTCATCACCTTTTCCCAGCTAGGCACGGTGAGCTTTGTGCCATCAGGTGCGGTGAGCGTCACATCGCCGGTGCCGGTGAGCAGCTGCTGCCAGCCGTCCATCTGCAACTGGTGATAGGCAACAAATGCTGACAGGTCGCGGCTGAATGCCGAGTTTGACCCGCTGCGACTGATGTCGATGGAGTAGGCCATCCCCGATGCAGTCACGCCACTATAGGCGGTGACCAGGTAGAGCACTGTGTCGCTCTCCACATAGTCGAGCTCATAAGCCTTGCCGTCGGGGGCCCATACCGTATGCCCCTTGTCTGGCTTGGATGCACCACTCTTCCAGGTTGTGCCTGTGCCAACTACTTTTTTACTGGCGTTGGTGACAGCCACCGTGCCAGCCCGATACCAAAGACCCGCCATCTATGCCCCCCTTACTGACCAGTGGTACGGTTAAAACCAGCTTGTTGTCTGGCTTCCATATTGGCGTCAGCCTGGGTTTTCTCACCCAGCTGCTGCAGGAATGCGTTGTAGTGACCGGCAGCGCGGTTGCTGTTGGCGGCGTACTCGGCATCCTTGGAGAAGCAGCGATAAAGCATGAAGTCGATGATTGGGTTGATATAGATATCATCCAGGTCAGCCAGCGCAGGGGTGCTGGCGTCCTCTACATCAGCCAGCGCTCTTGATTGCGGCGCCACCGAGTAGATCACGTCTACCTTCACATCCGCGGCGGGGCCAGGGTGCAGATAGAAGTTCTTGGGGTCACGGTCTTCATAGCAGTAGTTATCTACTGAGGTTGCTGTCTTACCTGAGTGCCAGTCGGGATAGCTGTCATCAAGCGCCTTGCGTGGTACGAAGCGAACCACCTTCCCATTGGCGTTACGCAGCACCTCAATCAGCCGCAAGGCGTCCGCTGGCAATACCTGCCTGGTGCCAGCAGTACAGGAAAACTCGACGTTCTTGGTGTGGGCATCAGGGCGAACCAGCACGATCGCCTTGGTGGCGTCGTTGTAGTAGTCCAGCAGCTCCTGCTTGGGCCAGCGGGTAAAGGTCGGATCGACCAGCAGGGTGTTAACCCGCTTGATGATTATTGCAATAGGCACGGTAGCCATGGCGACTCCTTAGAAAAAGCTGTGTTTGCGGGGCGGGTTGTAGTATTCGACTTGGGTCGGGGCGCTGTGCTGCTTGCGGAAGCGGCCGGCACGACGCCACCCCTCGACAAACTCGACGCGATGGAAGTTGGCCCGCTTGGGATCAGACCAAGGGCGATCCGGTTGGGCATAGAGCAGCGCGGCCACACCATGGGCAATGGCCTCGGCATGGTCTGTGTAGAGCTGTGCCGGTAGCTCCTTGGCGCCTTTTACCGGGGCCGCCACGTACCAGATCCGCACATTACTGAGGTCGGTCAGGATGCTCAGCTCATTGGCAGACATGGCGAAGTAGTCACGCCCACTGACAAATGGCGAGCCCCCTTCACCAGTCAGGTGCAGCACATTGCACGATGTCATCCCGCTGATGTTGCAGACCTCCACCAGGCTGCCGGCTGACGCGCTGGGCAGCAGTCGGTCAAGGGTCAGCAAGGCCGACTCCCGGCAGAACGTGATGGCCGCCTCTGTGACGGCCTCACTCAGCATGACTTCGAGCGGGCCGGTGATGTGCAGCCTGACAGTGGGCAGGAACTGCTCACGCGACACCATCTGCATGCTATTCCCCCTGCTCTGCCAGCTTGGCCTTCAGGGCATCACGCACGCGCACCCGGTAATCGGGCACCTTTTCTTGCGGGCCCTGTGGCTCGATATCCAGATCTTCCCCCTCCACCAGGGTGGCCAGTTGGGCAGAGGTCATCTTGGCCAGATCGCGCTCACCGACCACCATGCTCTGCTCTTCCGCCAGGCGGGCCTGCTCGGCGGCGAGGCGCTGAAGCTCCAGGGCTTCCATCTCGGCAACAGTCTCCTGACGCGCCAGCTCGCCAGCCAGTGCCTCATGGCGGATCCAGACGGTCGGGAACTCCAGCAATTGCATGGCGATGTGACTCTCCACATCCACTGCGGTATGGCGCGGGAAGACCAGGCGGCTGCCGGTGACCGTGTCTTTCTTGCTCGGCTTGTCGCCGATGTAAACCACGGCAATCTTGTCGCTCATGGCGATGACTCCTATTCAGAAACGAAAAAGCCCGGCACAGGGCCGGGCGGACAGTGATCGGCTGCCTTACAGGTTGCCGACTACCTCGTAATACAGCTTGAGCTTGACGGTGCCCGTCGCAGCGCCGCCACCAACGGTGAGGGTGAGCTCCTGGTCAGGCTCGGTCATCAGGTCATCGACCGGGTAATACTTTGCCACCGTCCCCACCGTACTCTCGGCGTTGATGATGGTGGTCGTGCCGATCTTGGCTGTGATGGTGGTACTCGCGCCCAGCGCAGTGCTGAACATCGTCACACCCACCACTTTCAGGTTGGGCTCCACCTTGTCGCCGTATGCGACAACATCGCCAGCGGGTACGGCAGCCAGCTTGGCCACCAGGGTCGGGGAGATAGAGAGGTTGCCGAACGCGCCGACAAACCAGCGGTACGCTCGGGCGAGCAGGGTAATCTTGGCCATGATATGGCTCCTTGTCTGGTCAGATATCAACAGGAGGGGGCATCGCCCCCTCGCTCTGGTGGGTGGATTAGCGGCCGACGGCGCTGACGGCGGTATCCAACACCATGCAGCCATGGTCCTGAATGTTGCCGTTGCGCTGCTTGAAGCGGATCTTCTGCAGGCCGGAGACCCAGCTGATAGAGATCTCGGTGCTGTTGCCGTGGTCGGTCTTCTCTTCGTGCATGCCGAAAGAGCCGCCCTGCTCGCCAGAGCCAAAGGCATTGGCCAGCGCCTGGCCGCCCAGCAGCACGGCGCGGTCGATCAGGGTGCCCGCAACCTTGTCCACTTCCGCCCCGGTCGCGGAGTTGGCCGCACACACCTTGACGATGCTGCCCTGGTTGAAGCGGATCGGCATGCCCTTGTAGGGCTTGACCAGGATGCCGCGCCACATGGCGCCTTCCCCGCGGAAGATGGGGTGATTCCAGCCTTTGGCTCGCTCCGCCACCGCCGCCAGCATGGCGTTCCAGTCCTTGCCGGAGCTGGAGGTGTAGAAGTCGTGCCACTGGCGCGGGGTCACGTAGAGCACATAGAGCGGCTCACCACCGGACGGGTCCGCCACCATGCGGATCGGCTGGATGGGGTTGGCCATCTCGGACAGATAGAGCGCCATGTTGTCCACGCAGCCGAGGTTGAAGCGATCCGCTGCATCGAGGGCTTCGAAGCTGGTCGCATCACCACCGAAGAAGTGGCGTTCGTAGGTCGGTGCAGTCAATGAGTTGATCATGATGTCGGCAAACTCGGGGTCATCCGCCAGCGGCAGGATGATATCGGTGGCCGAGTAATCCCCGCGAGCACCGGCCAGCTGAGCAAAGCCACGCTGGTCAACCAGGCGACCGTAGTAGCCATCGCCCAGCAGCACGCGAGCCGTCTTGATCAGGTCGTGCTTGGTGCGCTTCTGGCTCATCTTGCCGCCTGCGTCCACACCGTGGCGGGTCTGGTTGATCTTGAGCGAGAAGTCCGCGAAGGACATGCTCTCGAGGCGCCCTGCCAGCTTCTTGTCACCCATGGTCGGGCGGCCAGACAGTTGGTGGAACAGCTGCATGTCCACTTCATCCCCGGCGCCTTTACCGAGGTCGGTGATGCGCACCACGGGGGCGCCGGCGCTGGTCTGTTTGCCGCCGTTGACCTTGGCACCCTTGGGGGCCTCTTCGGTCAGCATGTTCACCAGCGATTGAGAACGGTTGGCCGCCGTAAACAGTGCGGCCTGCAAAATCTTGTTGGCTTGCGCCGAGGTGACTTGGGTCATGGTCCTCTCCTACATGAAAACAAAAACCCCGACACAGTGGTCGGGGTTGGCTTATTGAAATGGGTGGTGGGTTAGAACCCGGCCTGCTCCAGCAGCGCCTCCATCTGGGCGTCCGTCATGGCGCCCATCTCGCCGATAAGTTCGGTCTGAGACATGGCGCCAAAGCGCTCCACTCCAGTGGGGGCGGCATGATGGGTCTGGCCGAGTGCCGAAGGGCTGGACGGGATGAAATCGGCAGGTTTCTCCGCCTCCTTGCTGGGGGCCTTGGTGGGAGGAATAACCTCATCACCAAAGGCCAGCTTGGTGCGGCGCGCCGCCTCTGCGAATCGCTCATCCAGCGACTTGCCTTGCCACGCGGGATCAGCCTGGAGCTTCTCATCGACGATGATGGCGAAGTCGAAACGGTCCTGGTCCTTTTCCCGCCAGCTCACCAGATCAGGTACCGCCTGCAGTGCGGCCTGTACCGGGTTGAGGGTGGGTTGAACCTGCTGCGGGGCGACCTGGGGCTCCAGCTTTTGGAGCTTGCGGGCAATGGCGGCGATGGACTTGCCGAGATCCGGGTAGTCCTGCGCCAACTGCTCGAGCTCCTCCTGGCTGATATCGTCAGGGTCCACGTCGGGGTTGATCCCGTGCTTCTCCATCAGCGCCTGCAGCTTGTCCCGCTCGGCTTGGGCCTGCTGCGACTGAGCCAGCTGCTCACGCAGTTGCTTGGCTTCATTGCGCGCCTGCTCCAGCACTTCATACGGGATGGTGTGTTGACCGCTCTTGGCCAGGATCACCTTCTCAGGCTCCGCGACCCCTTCACCGCCCTGCTCGGTGCTGCCCTGTTCGTTACCGGCTGCCACCTCGCCCGCCGACGGCGCGGGTTGTACGTCCGTTTGCTCGGTGCCAGTGCCATCATCCAGCTCGCTATCGGGCTCACGCTCGATCGCTTCCAGCATGGCTTCCAGTTCGTCCAGGCTCTCAGTGCCGTTCAGGTCGTCGATGTTCATATCCATGGTTGTCCTCGTGGGTTTTCAGTGGGTGGTATCGCTGCCCAAGCGGGGGAAGGCTCTCGGTGAAAGCCCTCTCCGGCTGGAGCTGGGCATAAAAAAGCCCGCACGGGGCGGGCTAACTGGCTGGTAGGTAATAGGGTCAGGTGTGGTTGCGCTCGTCGAACGTGGCCTTGTCGCAGTGATACATATCATCAGCGTTGAGGAATACGACGTAATCCCCCAACACCGGACGCTTGTTGGCAAAGAAGTTGTAGATATGTTCCTCGCCATTCTTGATGAAGGCCAGTATGTAGCTTCCTCTGCCGTCTACCTCGTCAATATCGTCAACGATATCGGCCTCGGTGATCTGGTGAGCGGTGCGCACGATAGGCTTGGAATGATAGTTGGCGAACCCGGTGAAAATGGGATCTGGGGTGGGTGAGAGGCTCGACTGTTCTGCCAGCTGGCACTTGAGCCGCCACCCTTCCAGCTTCCACAGCTCTTGGCGGGCCTTGGCTTCGGCATCCTTGATGGCGTACTTGGCGCCAAGATCTGCATTGAAGTTGGCCGGGTCGGCGCAGGCGGTCATGCCGATGGCCAGGGTGAAGCCGTTGGCAGCAATGGCGGTAGCCAGCGTGGTTGTGGTACCGGGAACAACCTGAACCTCATAGCGAACGCCACGCATCAGAGCATCGATCTGGTCCGGAGTAACACGCGGCGCGGTCAGTCCGAGAGTCTGGATCTCGCGCTCCATCTCGGCATCTTCTTCACTGGCGCACACGGCCGGTTCTTCGATCATGAGGTATCCACCCTCAAACACATCTTTCGGGCTGAATGACACATAGTCGTTCTCATAGAGCACGATGTAGTCACCAATGCTGGGGGTAAAGCGGGCAACCATGTCAGGGGTAACCATGTAGGGAATGGTGATATCGGCATTGAGGGGGCTGGAGATGTCGATCATGAAGCTGCCATGATCATCACACGGATGAATCTCGGAGATTACTGCCGCATGAACCTTCTTGTGCGACTGGAACTCGGCCATCGCGTTACGGATGAGGATAATGCCACCATCTTCACTGAGGGCTGCTTCAAGTACACCTTTCAACTCAACCTTGTCGGTCATGTCCAGCTCCAAATAAAAAACCCGGCACAATGGCCGGGTCTGGAAATGAAAAAGGCCCAATCTCGAGAGACTGGGCCATGTTGGGGAAATCGTAACGCTGGCAGGTCAGGAAAGCAACTGTCAGAGCGCGATGGCGTCGATCTGCTGTTGGATGGTGTCCAACAGCTGAGCCTGCAGCACGGCCTGCTCCCCCTGGATGCTCTGCTGCTCGGCGGCGAGCCGTTCCATCTCCTGCAGCGTCTTGCCGGTCTGGGCCTGCTTGAGGGCATCCTCGAACCGGATGGAGTCGGTCAGCTTGGCGATGCGCTGGGCCTCTGCCTGCCACTTGGCGGCCTTGCCCTCCAGCTCGGCCAGCTTGGCCTGCATCTCGCGCATGGCAAGCTCCTGCTGCATCTGGGCCTGCTGGGCTTGCTGCTCGGCGGCTGCGCGCTCCTCCTCGTTCATCTCGTCCGGGTCTTTCGGGATGTTCAGGGCATTGCGGATCCGCTCCACAAACTCGGCCTTGCGCGGTACATCCATCAGCTCGACCAGCAGGTCAAAGCAGGCACCTGCAGCCTCTGGCGGAAGTTGGGACATAGCCTGGGTCATCCGCTCGGCCAGTTGTTGCTTGTAGGCGGCAGTCTGCTGGATCGGCGCCAGTGCGATATGTGCCCGCAGCCGGGTCACATCATTGGTGAGTTTGCCATCCTCCTGCTCCACGTTGACCACTACGGCCTTGCGGCGGCGGGGGTCATCCCGGTTCACTGTCACCTTGTAGTTGCGCTTGCTGGCCATGTCTTCCAGCAGGTATGCCAGTGCCAACTGCCCCACTTGCTGGCAGCCCATCCTGTAGTTGTCGTTGATCTCGGAAAGCGTGGTTGCCCCCTGCTCCACCAGGTTGCTGATGGCCACACCAGATTGTCCGGTGGAGCCCTGGCCCAGGAAGGCGGCATAAACCCCCATGGTGTCCTGGATCAGCTTCACCGAGTCCTGCATCACCTGAAACTGCTGGGCCGCCACGTTGAAGTCCTGCTCTACCTTGAAGGCATCGCTCACGCTGGTCTTGTTGGCTCGGTCAGGGTTGAGCTCGATATAGCCATCGGGGCGCTCGACTTGCTCCAGCACCTGATCCCGGCTCATGTTGGTGGCGTCCTTGTCCATGATGACGCGCTTGGCCTGCAGCAGGAAGGTGAGCTTGATACGCCGCAGGTTCACCTCGTCCTGCGCCGGCATGGCTCGAGCAATCAGCCCATAGGGTTCGCCGGTGCGGTCTTTGCGATACCCCCAGAACGGCACCAGCGGGTACATGTTGTGGGGAGCAGAGCAGGGTCGATCAACCAGATGATGAGGGCCGACGAACCAGGATTCCCGGATCACGGCCACCGGGCAGCGTTCCAGCTTGGCGCGCCCCATGGCCACAGCAGCGAGATGCAGTTGATTGGTCTTGTCGTATTCCAACGCCCGGCCTGAGTCGAGCTTCAGCACCTGACGCATGGTGTAGGTGCGGTAGTAGACCACTTGCAGCAGCACCCGGTCCCGCTCCCGGCTGCACCACTCTATCTCCTTGCCGCTGAACTGACTCCACTCGTCATAGGCACTGACTAGGTTGGGATCCATCCCCTCGATGGCGGTCAGGCTTACCATCCCCTCCCAGTCGTTGACGCCCCACTGCAGCGCCTGTGCCTTGCTCGGGAACATGGTCTTGGCCTCATCCAGATCGACCCAGCGGCGGCGCATCAACCAGCGGCAGTCGCTTAGGTCCGGCTCCCTGCTGTGCCAGTCCCAATAAACCTCGTCTCGGTGGACGTTGCTGAACTTGTAGCGCGGGCCGAACGGGTCATCGCGGCGGCATACCTCAACCCAGCCCACACCGGTCTTTATCTGGCCGCCATACGCCTCGCCTCGGGCGCGGTCCAGTCCACCCAGGCGGCACATATCGGCATATTCAGCGTTGACGGCCTCCGCCAGCTGCTCCAGCTCGTCGTCGTGGTCATCGGCGATCACCATCAGATCGGTGCGGCTCTTGGCCTCCATCCCCAGCACGCCGTCGATAGTCGGGGCGATGAGGTTGTGGATCGTGACGGGCTGCCCGCGTTCATCGAGTGCCTTTTTTACCGCAGGTGGCAGTTGGTCGTTGTCGTAGTAAGCGCAAGCTCGATTGGCAAGGCTTCGCCAGTCCGGCTGGCCGTTGATATCGCTCATCAGTTTGAGCAGGCGCGGGGTATCGAGGCCGCCTTTTTCAGGGGCCTTGGGTTGGGCGTTGATCATCAGTTGGCCATCCAGTGCTTGGGTTTGCGGAAGGATTCAGGTTTGACGATGCGGGCCGGCATCCGGGCACGCATCTCTTGGGCAATCATGTAGCTCATGAGCTGGTCGTCGTAGCAGCCGTCCTGGGCGTTCATGCTGCCGCTCTTGTCGTAGACGTAGGTGGTGGCTTCGGAAATGGTACCGATCCAGCGGATCCCGGACTGCCCGGCACGCAGCAGGGCCTTGAGGCCATCAACCAGGATCGGCTTGGACTGCCGAGTGGTGAGCCAGCCGAGGCGCGGGGTCTCGTCGTCGCGGTCCCGGTCGATGTGCTCCTGGGTGTAGATGCGCCGGGTTGGGTAGATTTCACGGAGCTTGAGCAGCACAGCGTGGCCGTGGTTGTTGCGCTCCGGGCCGATGTAGGCCGGGCCATGCTCTGCGGTGCCGTAGAACCTGCCAACGTGGGCAAGCAGTTGGGCAAACAGCCCCGGGTCGAGATGCCCAAACCAGTGGGCCACCTGCCGGCCGTCGCTCTTGGCTGTCACGTCGAGGCTTGAGCGGTCGCCGTGCTCCAGTCCTTCCGCCACGTCGGCGCCGATGGCGTAATCCTCGTCGGGGTCTGGCAGCTCCCAGACCAGCAGCATGTTCTCGAGGGAGCGCTGGCCACGCTCGTCCAGCTTCTCCGGCTTGCGAGCCTTCTCGCGCTTGCCGGTCACCGGGTCGATGTCGTAGACGATGAGCGGGGCCATGCAATCGCCCTCGGCATCCATGGTATGGATGGGGTCGAACACCCGGCGCCCAGAGGTCAGGAAGGCCTCCAGCGGCGTGCTGGGGAACTCCTGCTTCATCTCGGCGCCCAAGGTGGACTCTTTCAGCACGTACCATTGCCGCTGCTCGTCGGTAATGGTGCAACCCATCGACCTCTCGACCGCGGCGAAATACTCCGCCTGGGTCTTGCTCATCACTACGCCGGATGCCGGCACGTCGGCGCGATACTTGGGATCCTGCCACCAGGCGAAGAAGTGGAACTTCCAATCAAGCTGGCTGAGCTCACCGGATGCCCTGGCCAGCTCGAGGGACTTCATGCTCATAGCGTGGAAGTCGCCCCCTACCCCTTCGGCTGTGCTCTCGATGAAGGCCACGGCGCCCGGGTGGATTGCCTGCAGGGTACCGGTACGCACCTCCTTGGCCTTCTCGGGGTACTTGGCGCAGATCTTCCCGTGCTCGGAGACATGCAGGCGCTGGACGGTACCGGACCGGAACGAGGTAGCCACCTGGATGCTGGAGCCATGCCGGAACAGGATGTGTCCGCCATTCGCCCCGCCGCGCCGGGTCACCACCTTGAACTGGGCCTTGAGCCAGCCCGGCAGGTTATCGAACGGGACTTCGATCTTGGTGCGGTAGATCTCGCCGGCGGCCGTCAGGTCCTGGGCGATGATCCCGCACTTGAGGTTCTTGTTGAACAGCGCCTCGTCCAGCAGATAGATGTCGATGGCCGTGGAGAATCCGAGCTGACGCGCCTTGAGGATGATGTTCAGGTACCACATGGTCCGGAACAGCAGCTCCTGTGCTGGGCGCAGCCGGAAGCGCACCAGCTGGCCCTGCTCGTTCTCGATCATGTAGAGGTTGTTCATCCGCCACCACTTATCGCTGAGCTTCGAGCGGATGTAGGCCATCTGCTCCTGCTCAGTCATGGCGGAGGTGTCGAGTTCGGTCATCGTGGGATCTCAGGCAATAAAAAACCCGCCGAGGCGGGTTGGTGTTGTTGAAGCTGTGGCTACTTGTTTCATGGCTGGCTCCTGCATGGGGTGAGCTCTGTGTAACGCTCGTAATACTCTGCGAATGCCTGAGCTTCTCTGGCATCCCGGATTACAGACCCACACTCATGAAGTTTGCCATCTTGATATATCAATGTCGGCTCAAACGTAACAGAGCCACCATCAAAGCCATCCATCGCATCCGTCAGACAATAGGTTAGCCTCTCACCACGGCGTAGGGCGTGACTTACATCCTTTGGCAGCACGCTATCATCACCAATGCTCACCAAAGCTCCTGATTCTCCCACGCTGTAAATTTTCATCTCACCAACCCGCGCTAATGACATTTGTAAATACTATCACGACATCAGCCCCCCGGTCCCCATGTCGTGGAGCTCGGAAACCATCTCGCTGACCGGAGTGGCCTCGCTGCCGCCATCCTTCTCGAGCCGGTCGGCTTCGGCGGTCAGCTTGCGCGCAGCAGCCCGGATCCGGCGAGTATCTTCCTCAATCTTCGGCACACTCACTTCGTCGATGCGAAGGGCGCTTAGGGTTCGCTCGATGGACTCAATCCGCTGGATGTTGCGGTCGAGGGCCTGCTCTGCTTTCAGGATCTTGTCATAGAGCGCAATCCGGTCGGTCATCTCGCTGGCCGTGACCAGGTCCTGCTGCAGACCCTTGAGCAGCTTGGTGACGGAAATGACTCGCGCCCGGGTGAAGTCCAGCTCGTCGCGCAGTTGCAGCTCGCGAGCCTGGTCGAACAGCTCCTCCGCATCGAGGTACTTGGCATAACCGCCATGGGTCAGTGCAGGCCGGTCGCCGGGTTGCCACTTATTCGGTGGGTTCTGGTTGCCTTGGTTGCCTACGGACTCCCGATTTCCCTTGTCAAAGCGCCCATCTGGCTGGCGCCCCGAGTTGGTTTTCGAGTTCTGGTCCAAGCTGGCCGGGGTATAAGTGGATGCCGAGGACTTCTCCCCTCTTCGCTCTCCCCCTTTGGCCTTGGCCTCATTCTCCTTGGTTTGCGCACTTTGCGCAGATTGCGCAGTTTTGCGCACTTCGGAATGCGCAGATTGCGCAGCTACGCGAGATTTATCAGGTTGCGCAGGAGATTGCCCCCGAGATTTCAAATAGCGACGCGCCGAGTTGTAGTTCAGGCCGCGGCTGTCACACCAGTCTTTCGCAGTGATGCCTGTCGCTTCATGCTCCTGCAGGAACTCTGCATTGAGCTGTGCCCAGTCGGTCTTTGCCATTTAGAGAGATAGCTCGCCTTCGACGATGGCATCACCAGGTACAGGCTCATGGGTAGCCGGTACCACGACGGAGACGCCAGTATTCAGGGTGACCAGGGCCTGACTCCCGTCATACTCCCTCACCTGAGTAACAACCCCGGTCACGGTAATGCCATTAACCACCGCATCGCTCCAGTGCATCGAGATAGTCCAGTAGGTCGGCTGTGGATTCCCCAGAAAGACAAACCCCGCCATTAGCGGCGGGGTTCCATGTCAGCCTGGGTGTGGGTGGCGGGCAGTTCGCTGTTTGGCTTGGAGCTGTCTGGCAACTGACCAGAAGCAGCACCGAAACGCTCAGCAAAACACCCCTGTGGGTCCGCATGATTCTTGTCATAGCGTTCCTGCACCTCCCTTGCCCTCTCCTGCTTAAGCCAACGGCCCAGAAGGGCCGTTAGAATGTCGAGCAGTTGGAGCAAGCTGTTCATGTTATTGCTTCCTGGCTTTCTCAGCCGGCAGGTTCATAGCCAGCTTGTCCAGCACCTTGGTCAGGCCAACCAAGAAGGCCTGCACCTTCCCGATCACCTCATCGTCCCGGGTGGACGGGGTGACGGCCGCGATCTTGGCCAGCCCCTGCACCACCATGGACGCGCCGCCCACTACAGCCATCAGGATGACAATCCAGTTGATGACCACCTCAACGATGTGTTCCATCGCACTCTCCTCTGCTGTTACCGGTTATCCGGCGATATTGGCAAGGCTTGCGCCTATGCCTCGGACTTCGAGAACTCTGCCGCAGCCATCACAGGCAATTCCCCCACAGGCTTCGGCTCACCGGCGGGCCAGCGGTATGCGGTTACCCGAGAGCGAGGAAACGCCTTCACGTTCACCGCGTCCGCTTGGTTGCCGCCCAATACCAGCAGATTGCCAGCCTTGTCCTGCCCCACTACGAACCCAACGTGTCCGCCACCATCCCGGGAAAACACCACTACGCAGCCTGCCACCGGCTTTTCCAGCTTCTCCCCCCAGGAGGCATAGGAACGCGCACCCTCGAACCGGGTGGACTGAATACCGACCCGCTCTAGGCACGCTCCAACAAAGGCGGCACACCACGGGGTTTCATCATCACGGATGCCACCCCGCTTGATGGCCTTCCACATCGCCACGATCTCGGGGTTGTGTTGGGGCCCCTTAATCTCCGTCAACCCGATATGCCTACGGGCTTCATCTACCCAGCGCATTTTCACCATCACTCCTTCCCTCCCATCCAGCCGGTTGCCCGGCGTTCGTACAGCTCCAGTGCTTTCGACCCCATCAAGCCAGCCAGGCCAGCCATGAAGCCGCACAACGGGAGCGGGGCTGCGATGTACCAGCTCAGCAGCATGGTCAACATCCCGGCGAACCCTGACACCACCACCTGCAGCAGCGCCTCGGCCCATCGGAACTGCCTTCCCTCGCGTTTCACCGTCTGTATGTAGGTCACAAGCCCTCCCCATACGCTCAGCCCACCGAATGCCAGATAGGCGAGCACGCTGTAGTTCTGTGGGTCCTTGTCAGGCGTCATCGCCCCTCCAGAAACGACAAAGCCCGCACGAGGCGGGCCAGAAATGAAAAAGGCCAGGGTCACGGGGACTCTGGCCATCTTTGAGCAATACTAACGCCGGGGAGGGGTGGATTCAATCACTGCGTCTATTCATGGGGTTGCGCCTGCTCGGCGGCGAATGCTCCGCACCTAAGCCGCCCGCATCTCCCTCACCTGCCGGCCCATAAGCTTTGACAGGTCTGACGCCTGGTGGATCACCTCATCAACGGCACGCTCTACGGCCTGCCGCATCTCCTGCCCGAACCGCCGCGACACCAACTCTACGTGTGGCACGACCCGGCCGGTGCCTTGGCACTTGGGGCAGTCGTCACCCTTACGCGGGCGGATCCCGGTGCCATTGCAGTGCGGGCAACGCCCTGACCGCAGCATCTCGGCGACACAGTGGTCGCGAGCCAACTGCAGGATCTCGTTCCGCTCGGCCAGCAGGCGCTGGTACTCGTGGTCATTGCCGGACCGGTGGGCGCGCTTGGCCTTCTCCATCACCACGGCGGCCCGGCGGCGCTCCTTGTCATAGTGCGGGTGAGACAGCACCAAGTGCTCCAACTGCTCAGGCAGCGGGCGGCGCAGCAGGATTGCCATGGCCATACCACCGGCCTCGTCGCTGCCCAGCGTGGCGCTGAAGTGCGTCAGCAGCGACGCAAGGGCTTGTTCATCCCCCAGGTGGTCAGCCATGAGGAACTGGAGCCCCTGGGGGTTGTTCTTTGCAGCAACCTGCAGGGCGCCGATAAACTCGTCCCGGCCCAGAGCATTGAACTGCCTGCCGGCGGCGGGCTCATGGAGCGCCCCCTTCGGCGAGAATAGGCGCAGAGCCATTTCGATAGAGTTGGTCATGGTTTGGTCCTCAGGCCTGGGTCCTGATTGAAAGCGGCGAGCAGCCAGGCACGCAACTGGCCGGATTTGATGTGTTCCGGGGTAACTTCCAGCACGGTCCACCCGAGCAAGGTGGCCTCGTTCATCTTGGCCCGGTCCTCTACGAACCCCCTCCCCCGGGTGTGCCGGCCACCGGAGTGGATCCCGCCGTGGACCTCAAGGGCGATCATGCGAGTGGGCCAGGCATAGTCGAAGCGCCATTTGCGCTTGGGGTGAAACAACAGCTCGGTGGCGGGGTCAGGAAGGCCGACCAGTTGGCTCAGCACCTTGTCGTGCAGGGACGTGACCTGCTGGGCCTTACGCACCTGGTTGGCTGCGCCCCTGACCTTCGGGCTGCTACCCAGCAACCGGGCCGCATCAAGGGCGGAAAGGTGGATCATGCCGCCCTCCCGATGGTGTTCTTGCGCAGTTCGGTGACTTCTCTGGCTACCTGCTCCAGCAGGGCCTCCTCGCTGCCGTGCTCCTGCTGCCATGTGCGCGGTGCGGCGTGGAAGCCGGTGGGGTAGCAGGCGCGATGATGGCGAGGGCAAAGAGGCAGCACCTGGGTGTGAGCAGAGCGCTGCGCCATCCCGGCGCCAGAGCGCACATGGTGAATTTCGGCGAGGCTCGCCCCCAGGCCAGCATTTCGGCAAGCAATGCAGCACAGAGAGCTCACATCGTCCAACCACTGCTTATCAGCCTTGGTCTTGCTCATGCTGCAGCCCTCCCGTAGGCCGCCACCCAGTCGAAACCTCGGCGGGATTCATCCCCGAACTTCACGCCCTGCTGGGCGCCGAAGGATTGGGCCAGCTCAATGAGATCGCGCATCTCGCGCACGGTCATCTTGGAAGTGGACTTACCCAGCACCACGAAGCCATTGCCGTCGATGTTCGGCACCACGTCCTGCTGGTACAGGGCGGCGGAGAGAACGTGCTTCCAGTCCTCCTTGGAGAGCTTGCGGCCGTGCCAGTTGACCTGCTCGGCGATGTCGGTCATTACCGCCCAAAACAGAGCGTTCTGGGCCAGGGTCCGGGTCAGCTCCTTGATCTCGATGACCAGCGGCTTGTCCTGGTCAACCGGCAGGCTGGCAACCAACTGGCTGGCGCGGGCCCGGATATCGGGGCTGCGCAGAAAATACTTGGGGTAGCTCATGCTCACCCCCGCTTGGCTTTGTTGCGGCGCTTGGAGGCGGCACGCTGACGCTGTGCGGCCCGGTCATTGCGCGGGTTGGGGATGCAGAAGCCATGGCCAGGCTTGAAATCAAGCGGGTTGAACCAGGGCGATTGGGCAGCAGTGGCGGCCAGAACGGCTGCGATAGCGTGGGTGAATCTCATGCTGCCACCGCCTTAGCCGCAACGGCCTCGGTGGTGGGAGGCAGCTCGATGCGGTAATGCCACACCTGCTTGCCGTCGATGACCTGATTGCTGGAATGTTTCACCCAGCCGTGGCAGCTGACTTCGCGCAGGCGGGCGCTGATGGCGGCCTGGGTGTCGGCGTGGCCGTAGCGGCTCCAGCACTCGCGCTCGATGTCGCGCAGGGTACGGGCTTTTCCGTCGCTCATGATCGCAATCACGCGGCCAAGTTGGGTCGCGATGGAGAGATCTCGGGTATGCGGTTTGGTCATGGTCTGGGTCCTTTGGTCAACGGCCGGGTGGTCTAGGTCCGGCACTGGCAATGGTACGGGGCGCTACCCCCTGTGTCACTGGTTGGCAAGGCCCTCCCCTTCGAAGTTATCCACAGCCCCAAACGAAGCACTACACCGCAACACCAGCACTGGCGCGGCTCTCAGCCGTGCAGCCTCCTCCGCCACTCGCTCCGGCGTCGTGCTTTGCACCAGCCAATGCCCTGCGCCACGCAGCTGGTCGGTGTGGCCCAGCGCGTCGATCTCGTCGGCCACCTCCAGCTGCACACGCTCCCCGCACCAACCCCGAACGGGCGGATAGATCACCACCCGGCAGAATTTCGCGGCCACGACCGCGGCACTCACGTCAGGATTGAACATGTCAGCAATCCTCCTCGATGCGATAGCGCCGCCCAAAGGCACGGGATATCTCCCGTTCTCTGACCATGCGTTGCTGGCGCTCCCGAGCTGCCAACTCTGGTAGTGTCAACTTCGCCCTGATGCGCATCTCAGCCTCCCACTCTTGCAAGATCTGGCTTGCTGGCACAGCAATAGCGTCCATCAGTATTCCTCCTTCAGGTTGCAGAACCGCATGAATGGCGCCTGCCAGCGCACCCGCACCACCCCGGTCGGGCCGTGGCGATTCTTCACGTAGTTGATCTCGGCGGTCCCCTTGTCGGTGCTGTTCTCGTCGTAGACCTCATCCCGATACAACACCATGATCTGGTCGGCCTCCTTCTCGACCTCGGACGAGTTGGCGATGTCCCCCATGCCGGGCCGCTTGTTGCCACGTTCTTCGCAGGCCCGGTTCACCTGGGCCAGGCAGATCACCGGGATATCCAGCTCGCGGGCCAGCTCCTTGAGCCGCATGACGTTGTCCCCCACCTGCTGCCAGCGCTCGGCGTTGGGGTTCACCCCCTTGATGCGCTGCAGGTAATCCACGTAGAGCGCCGTCAGGCCGTGCTCGTGCTTCCAGCGCCGGGCGAGCCGCTCAATCTCGCCAATGCTCACCCCGGACTTGTCGAACACCCGCAGCTTGGAGCCAATCAGGCGCCCGGTGGCGGCCGTCAGCCGCGCCCAGTCCTCGTCATCCAACTGGCCGGTGCGCATCTTGTGGCTGTTCACGCGGCCATCCATGCAGCAGATCCGGGTGCCAATCTGCGCGACCGGCATCTCGGCTGAGATAAACCCCACCGAATGGCCGGCGGGCACCGCCAGAGCGCCCAGGATCATGTTCAGCAGCAGCGCGGTTTTCCCCATGGCCGGGCGGGCGGCGATGATCACCAGGTCCGAGTTATGCGCTCCGTTGGCGGCCGCATCCAGATCGGGGATCCCGTAGGTGACCCCCTGCTCAAGCCCCATCTGGTAGCGCTCGATGGCATCGACTGCCGCCCTGGCAATCTCCTCCGGACCATGCTCGTAGCGGCCACTGGGCTGAGCTATGCGCATCAGCGAGGATGCCAGCTCGTCAGAGACGTTCTCGCCGCGCTCCAGCCGCGGCAGGGCCTCACGCAGCATCAGGTAGGTCTTACGCAACTGGTAACGGGACTGCACGATCTCCTGGTAGGCGCTGAAGTTCGCCGAGCTTGGGGTGTTCTTGGCGATCTCGACCAGGTAGGCGAACCCGCCGATCATGTCCAGCTCGTTGCGGCGCTCCAGCTCCCCCTGCAGGGTGATGAGATCGATGGGCGTCCGGCTCAGGTGCAGCGCCAGACAGGCGGCAAAGATCCGGCGATGGACCTGCGAGTTGAACGACTCCTGGGTCAGGCGGCACTCGGCCATCAGGCTGGCATCGAGCAGCACACAGCCCAGCACGGAGGACTCCGCATCGTGGCTGTAGAGCCGCTCGCTCAGGTGGTGTTCGGCCTGTTGCGGGGCGATGGCGCTAACGTTTTGGTTTCTCATGGCATCACTCCCCGAAAGCGCGTGGACGGAAGGCCGGAGCCGATGGCTTGCCGCTCGGGGCAGCGTCCTCGCCAAAGGCCCGTGGCATCGGCGGCTCCGGTTTGCGGTTAGCAGGTTTTCGCGACGGGCTGGTGCAGGAGCGACGGACCCAGTTTCGCCAGGTCTTCTCCCAGTCCAGCTTCACCGCCTTGGCGCCTGGCAGTGATTGCCAGTAGTCGGCGAAAGTTTCCGCCTCCAGCAGGATCTGGTTTCGCAACAGGCCAAGCTCGGTCATTGCCCACTCACCCCAGGCTTTGGGAAGTTTCCAGTCATCAGGCAAACGCGTCCCGCGCTTTGATTTTTCCCCCTTGGGGGATACAGGGGGTATTACTGGTTCAATGACTGGTTCTAAAGAGTGACTGATTCTATGTGCAGCTCCTGCACCACCCCCTTGTGCAGCTCCTGCACCACCCTGGTGAATCTCCTGCACATTCGGATGTGCAGCTCCTGCACCACCCTGGTGAATCTCCTGCACATTCTGATGTGCAGCTCCTGCACCATCAAGACTCAAAACGTACATGTTCGACTTCTTGCCATTAGGCCCTAATCGACCCTCTTTTTTCAGCAAGCCGGATTCACACAGAGCCTCAATGTGATTGATCACTGAACGCCGGGAGATCTCACACTGATCGGCAATATGCTGATGTGATGGCCAGCATTCACCGTTGTCGCTGGCATTGTCTGCCAGCTTGATCAGCACCAGTTTGCGAAGCGGGTTACCTACCTTGATGCTCATCGCCTTAACCATAAGAGCCATGCTCATCTCACACCCCCAGCTCATCAGCAAGCTGGCGCACGGCCAGCTCGTACTCACGCTGGGATAACCCCATTGCTTGCAATTCACGCTTCTTGAGCTCATAGAGCTCCCAGGTGGCAACAGATGACGGATTAGCCATTGGTCACCTCCTGCTCGGTGTACTCACAGGCGGGGCACTCGTAAGCGCGGTCATGGGTACCGGATTGCAGCTCGCCGCCACACAGCGGGCAATGGTCGAGATCATGCGGCAAGGAATGGCCCCCATGGGCCATGGTCGGATTGGTCATTGGTCAGATCCTGATTCAGTAAGCCTGGTGGTGAGGCAGGCGAATGGTGGTTATGCGCTGGGCTGCGACCCGGCACGCTCCAGGGTGCGGGCTTCCAGCTCGCGGGCCAGGCGCAGGGCCTGCCGGTCGGTACCGGCGGCATGGGCAGTCGAAATCAGCGGCTCATCGAGGGCCAGGGCCAGCTCATGCATGACCGACTTCAGGATGATGTTGTCGCGATCGCTGACGTGCTGGGATGCCGGGCGCGGCGGACGTAATTGCATGGTCATGGGTTACCTCCCGAGGACAAAGTTGATGAGTTTTTGCAGGGGGCGCAGCGGGCGCTCCTCGTTGTAGGCGGCCTCGTCTTCTTGGCTGAACTGGAGCAGGCCGCGCTCGGGCAGACCGGAGCCATCCAGGATCTCCTCGACGGTCACGGGCGGAAATCCCTGCTCGAGCAGGCTCCGATTGGCCCGTTTGACGGCCCTCGCCAAGATGCCGGGCTCATGCTGAGATATTGCCTGGAGCAGGATCAGCAGCGAGGTGCGGGCAAATGCGGTTTCAGTCATGCCACACTCGGCGCCTACTTCCTGCCATACCTGGCGCTGAGCTGGGGTGCCGCGCACCCGCAGCGGGGAGCGGGTGCTCATATTTTCATGATCGGGGAGCGTTACTCTTCCCATGGGGTTGGTCCTCTGGTGGTTTAGGCTTTGGTGGTTGGAGATGCGTCGCCATTCTTGATGGCGCACTCTTCCCAGCGTTTGATAAAGCTGGTCAGCTTTTCGCGCTTTTCGGCTGGCACCTTGTGCCCAGCAAGAATGCCCAAATGCGCCTTAAGCATGTCCGCCGCGTGCTCAAGGCAGTCGCACATCTCGCTGATAAGCGCCTGATCCTCCTCGTTCACGCACTCGACGCAGCATATGCTGTTGATAACAAACTCGATCAGGTTGTAGGAGCCGTAAGCCATGACCTGGGACTCATAGTTCCGCCTGCTGCTGGTTATCACTTTTTGCTTCTGCTTGGATTGGTCAGAAAATGAAACAAGACGAATATTGGACATGGTTAGATCCCCTCCAAGCTAGCGCTGCCCGCGCTAGCCTTAAGGTAACCAAGATCGAGCAGACGCTTGGTCAGCCACTGCTGGCCCTTACCGGTGACATGCGTGATAAAACTGATGCGGGTTTCGCCATTCGCGTTATAAGGTTTCTCGACCACCTTGAAATAACCCCGATCCAGATACTCCTGGAACGGCAGGTTATGACGATTGCCACCCTGCATCAGGATGCGCAGCTCGTGCAGCAGCGGGAAAATCTTCCGGGGGCCAAAGCCAATTGCCTTGGCGAAGTTCCCGAGCAAAACGCCCTTGTCATCCTCCGCGACCAGACCGGCAAACGCCACTGCAGGGGCGTTGGCCGCAATGGTCTGCTGGGCGGCAGCCAGCTCTTGGCTTTTCCGGTCGATCACGGATTGCGCTACCATCAGCGCCTTGGCCATGATCAGCTCCGGCGCATCCTGCTCCTGACCGGCAATGTAGCCGCCATGCTTGCGGATGCTGGGCAACACTTCACCTACCACCCACTCTTCAAAACGCTCTGCGCTTTCGAGTTTGGATCGCATGACGAGGCGGTAAACGTCGCGCTCGGGGATGATAGAGACTCGTTGCATACCCCCCGTCGTTTCAACGGGGGCTTTAGTCACACCCTTGCAGTGGCGGCGGATGGCTTGATCGGCATCGTTGTACCCCAAAGCCCTGGCAATATCGGCAGCCACGAACCAGGGCTCGCCCTGCTGGTCGGTAATGATGCGAATGTTGTGCCCTTCAAAGGCCTTGCTAATCAAATTGGTCATGGTTTGGGTCCTGTTGGTGGTTGGGCAGCTGGTTAGGCGGCTTGGTCTTGGGTCTTGCTGAGGGAGTAATCCTCCAGCCCCAGTCGCAGCTCGCCATTGCTGGCCAACACAAACTGGACGGCATGCTGGGCCGGGACAATGCCCTTGTTCAGCTTCCTCCACTTGGTGAAATTTGATTGGCTCGTGCCGATGGCGTTGCACGCCTTGGCCGCATTGCCAAAGAACTTGGTTACATCGTCGATACGCATAGGTGGTCCTCGTGTGGTTGGTGCTCACACGAACTTTATTTCTAAACGGAAATTTTTGCAACCCAATCCGCTCCCATTGGAAATTTCCTCCTTGATAGACTTGGTTTACAAAATGCAATAGGTGAATCGATGAAAAACTTTGCGGAACGATTGCAGGCAAGGATGAAAGAGTTACATGTGAGCGCCGCTGAACTGAGCCGCAAAACAGGGATATCCCCACCGGTGATCAGCCGAATACTCTCTGAACCTGGCCGAGAGGTTAGAGCAAGTAGCCTCATGTCCATTGCCAAGCAGTTGAAGGTTGACCCTGTCTGGCTATATCTAGGGCGCTCCGCAGACAGCCTTATTCGTGACATCGAAGCGGGTCCCGGCATGGTGCCTGTTTTTACTATGCCTGGGCTACTGGAAGACCCCACTATCGATGCCTGGCCCCACGCAGACACAGGCCGCAAGCTGGCTACAGAGAGGGACGGCCACCTGATAGCCGTGGTAGCTGACAATGACCAACTGGCTGATGCAGGCATTACCAATGGAGCCTTGTGCTTGGTTGATCTCAGTGATAACAAGCCAGAACACAACAAGATCATGCTGGCCAAGGTGGACGACAAGTTCATGTTCCTGCGTGCGATCCAGGGCCTACCAGATTGGCGTTATGGCGTGGATGACCCTCGTGCAGGTTCTCTCACCGATAAACAACTACTCCCCATAGGCAAAGTTATCGAGATCCGCCTCCCCTCTTGAACTGCCTTCTACTGCACATTGATAGCCCGCCACTTGGCGGGCTTTTTGTTGCTCTGAAAAAATTATGAATTTCTTTTTGGAACGTCATTGACCTTTCATTTCTATTTGGCAATAATCAGCTCATTCCAAAACAGCAACAACCGGTTCAAATTGGAAAGGGCTGAGATGGAATACCCAAGGCCGGGAGCAACAAGGGGCAGCGTGGAAGGCGGCCAATCGTGGTGAAGGTCTTGGGTAATGCCACACGAACGGTGAGAGCCCGGGCCGGAGACGTAACCGGCAAACCTCCGGATCTGGCGGAGTAAAAAGCCAGCAAAGAATTGAGTACCACCCAGCAACAGGACCCAGCCCCAACCAGGGCAGCAGTGAAGCGCCTGACCAGCGCGTAAGAACGACAAAGCCCGCACAAGGCGGGCTTCGAAGGACCGGGTACCACCCGGTCAGTGAAAGCCGAGGGACCAACCCCAGCAATCAGGACCCAGCATGACGAATCAACTGGGAATTAGCGAGGACCAACTCGCCAACAGACGCAAGGATAACATGATGAAAGTCACTATTTCCAGAGCCGCAAAACGCGCCGACCAGATCGTTGCCGCCATCGCCGACCGCCTGAACGGCAACGCCGCCCGCCGCCGAACCATCAAGCAACGCTTGGCGGTTGCCATGATGGCCACCGAGCGGCACCAGCTCGTCGCAGCCCGCACCGCCCAGTCTGCCAAGGTGCGCACCATGACCGCCATGAAATGCCGCGCCCTCCTCCACTGGCGCGCTGAGTTCCACCGCAACGCCATCTGACCCGGGTCTGGCGCTTCCCTGATAGCGCCGTAGCCAAAGCCTCTTTCACAAGCACCGCAAGGATGCTTTGGCTTCGCTCACGCCAAATTCGGCTGAGCTCGCTCTTTAACAACCAGGAACCGGCTCACAACCACGAATCCCGATGCCGGTAGGGATGCGCCGATAACCCGTAAATTCGGAAAGCGGCGTGTGAACGTGAACGATTTATCACTCGACTATTGCGACCTCAACACAACATGGAGTGCGAACGATGTGACCGACAGCCGTTAAAAGCGGCCAATCCATGCGCCAGTAATGATGGCGCCCCGAGTCCCCTTGTAGGGAGCCAGCTTTGCATCTGGCCAGGGTCAATAAACCAAGCGGCATGGGTAGAGCAGTCCGCAACTCTGGGGTGGATACCTGTTATTAGCGGCAAGAGCGCGACACCGCGAACGGCTGACCAGACAGCGCCGGATAACGTAACCGGCAGGCCACTGGTGACAGTGGCCAGCCTGGAGCCTCTTGTCACAGGGGGTTCCAGGCTGCGGCCTGGCGAGGCAAGGCAGGGCCGGGCATGGCGTGGCATGGCGTGGCAAGGCGTGGGAGGTGGCGGTCCTCGTTAAAAACCGCCCAGCGCCAAGCGCATTCCCTGAGTGTGTTTGGCCCTGCGGCTCGGCCCGGCTGGGCGCGGCGTGGCAGGGCCCGGCTTGGCTGGGCAAGGCAAGGGCCCGGAAGGGCACATCAACGAGGACTACACAATGGCAACACTGAAACTGACACTGACGGGCACCACCCCGTTACTGATGCACAGCGACCGCTTTAGCGACCCGCTGGATCCGATGACCAAGGCGCACAAGGCATTGACCTCCAAGCGCAAGAAATCCGACACCGACCACGAGGATATCGCCCGCTCCGAACTACTGGGGGCGATCTACTTCAGCAGGGCCAGTGGCATCCACCTGCCGGGCAGCAACCTGAAAGCCTGCCTGACCGAGGCGGCCAAGCTCAACAAGTTGGGTACCGAATTCAAGCGCAGCCTGCTGGTGCTGGAAGATGAGATCACACTGCGCTACGACGGCCCGCAAGACCCGCAGCAACTGGTAGACACGCCGGGCTTCTCGCTGGCCAAAAGCGTCAAGGTGGGGACCGCACGAGTGATGCGCCACCGCCCGCGCTTCCCTGCTGGCTGGCAACTGGTCTTTCACATCGAATTTGACGACACCAGGCTGGATCGCAGCGAACTGCTGACCGTGCTCGGCAACGCCGGTCGCTATGTGGGCGTGGGCGACTGGCGCCCAGCCTGCGGCGGCACTTACGGCCGCTTCAACGTGGAGGTGGCCGGATGACTCAGGAAGAACAACTGACAGCCTGGGATGCTCTCGGGCTCCACTACGGCGATTTCATCAGTCACGCAGACTTGCGCCGCATGCTGGGGTTGGAACGCCCCTTCCCGGAAAAATACCACAGCATCCCCGAATACGATGCTGCCCGCGACGAGTATGAGTGGCGGGTGCTGCGTAGCGTCAACGAGTTGCGGGAGCTGCTGCTGACCGAGCGCAAGATCTATCTCGACATCAAGCGTGGGCACGGTTACGAGCTGGCTTCCCCGTCCGAACAGATAGCCATTGCCGCCAAGCAGTACACCAAGACGCTGGAACGCGAGACCCGCAAGTTGGTCGAGGTCAGCGTCAACGTCAATCTGGATGTGCTGGATACCAGCCAGCGCCACCGCGTCACCCAACAGCAGGATCGCGTCGCCGCCCTGGCTGACTTTATGGGGCGCGGCAAACAGCTGACCATCAGCGTGACCAGCGACTAATCAACCACCACAGGACCCAGACCATGAAACCACTGACCGAAGCCCAGCTGATGGGCTTTCGCGGCGCGATGGTGCCACCCACCCGCCGCAAATATGACGTAGACGCCGCCCCATCCGCCGAGCAAAAGCGGATGGCCAAGACCAAGGCCGCCACCCGCCGTGCCATCGAGGAGTATCACGAACGGCGTGCTCAGCGACTTGCCCAGGAGCTCTAGCCATGACCCGAGATAACGAAATGCTCGCCCTGCTCGAAAGCCGCGAGGCCGAGGCCAACGCCAAGGCCGAGTGGGTCGCCGAGTGGACCGCGGCCAACCGCCCCCTGCTACTGGCCGGGGAACTCGATACCGACCTGTCCACCCTGCTGGCCGAGGTGAACTACGACCAGGGCCTGCAGCTCAACCAGGCGATGTTCCTGCTGATGACCGAGGGCGATCCTGCCCCGCTGATGCAGCTCACCAAGCAGCTGATGGACGCCGCCCTGGCCGCCCTGGCCAAGGAAGAATGGGGTTGTCACCTCGCCGCCCTGCACGACGCCATGAGCGAGGAGCAATGGGAGCAGTACCAACACAGGAGCGCAGCATGAATGCCATCGCCGACACCTCCACCGCGCACCTGCTTGGCCGGGTGTTCGGCCTCTCCAACGAGGAGTACCACGCTGGCCCCGGGGTCAGCAAAAGCCAGCTCGACCAGATCGCCGAAAGCCCAGCCACCTATATCTGGGCCAAGAATGCCCCGGTAGATGAGGAGAAGCTCAAGGCCTTCGACATGGGCAGCGCCATCCACTGCCTGCTGCTGGAGCCCGACGAGTTCAAAGACCGCTTCATCATCGCCCCACCGTTCAACCGCCGCACCAACGCCGGCAAGGCAGAAGAGGCTGAGTTCCTAGCCAGCTGCGCAGAGCTGGGCAAGACGGTGATGGATGCCGAGGAGGGACGCAAGCTCTACCTGATGCGCGACAGCGTGATGGCCCACCCGGACGCCCGCTGGCTGCTGGAGCAGGAAGGGCACAGCGAGGCCTCCTTCTACTGGATTGACCCCCAGACCCAGGAGCTGTGCCGGATCCGCCCCGACCGCCACCTGAGCAATCACCCCATCATGATCGACGTGAAGTCGGTGGACGATATGGGGCGCTTCGAGCGCCATGTCGAGGACTTCCGCTACCACGTGCAGGATGCCATGTACTCCGAAGGCTTCCACCGGGTGATGGGCGAGGAGCCGGAATTCGTCTTTCTGGCTGTCAGCACCAGCGTGAACTGTGGCCGCTACCCGGTGCGGGTGCGCCCCCTGACGGATGACTGGAAGGATGCGGGCAAGGACCTGTTCCGCCGCGACCTCCATCGCTTCCACGACTGCCGGGTCAACAACGACTGGCACGACTTCAAACCCCTCCAGCGCCCAGCCTGGGCGACAAGGAAAGCAGCATGAGCAACATCACCAGCCTCAAACAGCAGGCGGCCGATAACTTCGCCGCCCAGTTCCCCATTCTTGTCCAGCGAGGCATCGACGAGCCGACCTGGAACGCCCTGTGCAACACCATTTACCCGGGAGCCAACCCCGATTCGGTGGTCATGGCCATCGACTACTGTAAGGCGCGCGGCCTGGATATTCTGCTCAAGCCGGTCCACCTCGTCCCCATGCAGGTAACCGATGCCCGCAGCAAAGAGAAGGTCTGGCGGGATGTGCCGATGCCCGGGATCGGCATGTACCGGATCCAGGCCGATCGCTCCGGCAACTACGCGGGGGCCGATGAACCCGTGTTCGGGCCGGATGTCACCGAAGAGTTCCAAGACCCCTACAACCAGAGCGCCAAGATCAAGGTCACCTACCCGCAGTGGTGCAAGTACACCGTCTATAAGATGGTCAACGGCCAGCGGGTTGCCTTCCACGCCCTGGAGCGCTGGAAGGAGAACTACGCAACCCAGAGCGGAAAGACCGAGTGCCCCAACGCCATGTGGCGTAAGCGTCCGTATGCCCAGCTGGCAAAATGTTTTGACTCGGAGACTGAGGTGCTTACTTCCGAGGGGTTCCAACGATTCGCCCAAGTTACAGGTCGTATTTTGCAGGTTACCGATGCCGGACTCGAATACACCGATGCTGTACCATTCGTTCAGAGTTATGACGGCCCCATGGTCGTTGCCGATGGCACTCGCCTAAATTTCTGCGTGACGCCAAATCACGACATGATCACGAATCAGGGCAGGGTCGAGGCGGGGTTGCTTTACGAGCAAGCCACCACGGATTCTGATAAATGGAGCATTCCTCGCACAGTTTTGGGAAACCGTGGAGACGCACCATTTTCAGATTCCCTGCTGGCTCTGGTTGGGTATTTGCTGGCGGATGGTTCACATACCGGCTATCACCAGTACCGCATCGCCGTATCGCGCCCATACAAGGTGCTCGCACTTGATTCACTCAAGTTGCACATGCGAAAGACAATAAAACGGGATGCAGGCCGGATCAGCGGTGGTGATCGTCCCATAACTACGACCAGTAACAAACAGTCATTCACATATGACGCAGCGCTGGTCAACGGCATCATGTGCCACGACAAATCTGTAAGCCCTGAGTGGGCGCTAAGTCTTTCGGTGCGCCAAGCGCGGATTGTCGTTGATGCCCTTTTGGAGTTCGACGGATCACATAATGGTTCGGTGCGGCGGTTACACCAGTCGAACGCCAATGTCATTAAAGCCTTCGAGGTGCTGGCCGTGCAAGCTGGCTACTCGATAAGCGTTGCTGCTGTTCAAAATAGCGACCTTGGCCAATGTAGCCGGTTCACACTCTCGGAAACCATCAGCTCTCCGGTGGTAAAGGGCGTTGAGAAGAACCGCGCCTCACTAACCATTCAACCAAACATAGGTGGCCAAGTATGGTGCGTCACTGTGCCATCCGGCGTCATCGTTGTTCGTCGCAAGGGGCTGTCTATGCTGTGTGGAAATTGCACAGAAGCGCAGGCGCTACGCAAGGCCTGGCCGGAGATCGGTAGCGAGCCCACCGCCGAGGAGATGGAGGGCAAGGAGATCATCATCAACGAGATCCCAGGTAGCCAACCGCAGCATGGCGCACCGGCAAAGAGCCGCACCCTGGATGCCATCCGCGGCCAGAGCATCGAATCGGTCACCCTGGAGCATGAGCAGATGGCCGAACCCGCCCAGGCGGACCACGCCAACGCCTACGCCGACCACTGCGCCGCCATCGAGGGGGCATGTGATACCACCGAATGGCAGCAGGCCTACACCACCGCCTGGACCTGGGCCAACGAAACCGGCGACCAGAACATCATCGCAGGTATCAAGCAGATCGCCGGCGAGCGCAAGAAGCAACTCAGTGCCGGGAACGGCGCCCAGCAATAACTCATCAGGCCCGCTCACTGCGGGCCTTTTCAATCCTAAGGACCCGTCATGACCGAACAAGCCAAGACCGACAACACCCAGGCCCAACTGGTTGTCATCGAACCCACTACCGCCGTCGCCCTGTTCACCGAGGGCCAGGGCGTGGCTGAACTGCTGGCCGACATTCGCCAGAAGGCAACCAGCCTGGTACCCGACATCACCACCGCCAAGGGCCGCAAGGAGATCGCCAGCGTCGCCCATGCCGTTGCCCGCACCAAGACCTACCTGGACGGGCTCGGCAAAGAGCTGACCGACCAGTACAAGGAGATCCCCAAGCGCATCGACGCCAACCGCAAAACCCTGCGCGACACCCTGGACACCTTGAAAGACGAGGTGCGCGCCCCGCTCACCCAGTACGAAGCGGCAGAGGAGGCCCGGGTGGCAGCACTGCAATCCCGACTGGCCCGCCTCAATGAACTGGGATCCTCTGCCAGCATCGAGATCGCCGCCGCCAACCTGCAGGCCATGCTGCAGGAGGCCGAGCAGAATCCCCTGGACGACACCTGGCAAGAGCTGCTGCCCCAGGCGACCGTAGCCAAGGAGCTCGCCGCCAAGCGCCTCGGCGAGGCCCTGGCAGCCCGCCAGAAGTACGAAGCCGAGCAGGCCGAGCTGGAGCAGCTGCGCCAGAAGCAGGCCGAACAGGATCGCATCGACCGCGAGCGCCTGATAGCCGAGCAGGCGGCGGAGCAAGCCCGCCTTCAGGAAGAGAATCGCCAGCGCCTGGAGCGTGAAGCCGCCCAGCACCGCGAGCAAGAGGCCCAACGCCAAGCCCAGGTGGCACAGCAGGCTGCAGAGCAGGCCCGGCGTGATTCCGAAGCCGCCGAGCTGGCCCGCCAGCAGGCCGAAGCAAACGCTGCACGCCAGGCGGAAGAGGCCGCCGCTCGCGCTGCTGAGGAAGAGCGTCAGCGCATCGCTGACGAGCAGCGCCAGAAAGCCGCAGAGGATGCTGCGCGCGCCGCCGACATGGAGCACCGCCGCACCATCAACAACGCCATCCTGATGGACCTGATGGGCTTGGGGATCGATGAGGGGAAAGCCATCAACCTCATCAAGCACATCGCCAGCAACAAGATCGACCACCTGACCATCAACTACTGATCACCCGCCCCGCCGCCAACGGGGCTTTTGCAATCCCAGAGGACCAACCATGACCACGCTGAACCCCAGCGAGGCGACCAGTCTCGCCCTGAACACCCTCACCAGCCAGATCCGCAACATCCTGCTGATGCCGGACGCCCCGGCCAAGGCCGCCATCGGCAGCTTCGAAACCCTGCTCACCGCCAACCTGACCATGATCAGCGAGGCCGCCAACGCCCATATCGACGAGTTCAACACCCTGATCGGCGAGCTGGAAGGCCGGGATGGCGAGCTGCTCACCCAGGCGGCCCTGGTCAGCGAGCTGCGCCAGCAGATTGCCGAAGCCGAGCAGCGCATTACTACCGCACGACAAGAAGGCGCCACCGGGTTGGAAGCCAAGGCCGACGAGCTCTATAAGGCCCAGCGCGCCCTGAACGACGTCCAGACCAAATACAGCGCCCTGCAATACAGCGCCCGCCAGCTCGAACGCCAACTGGCCGACCTCAACGCCATGGATCCGGCAGGCATGAAACGCCGCATCAAGGAGAAGAACGAGCTGCTTGAGGAGCAGCGCACCGCCATCGCCAAGCACAAGAGCAACGAGGCAGCCTACCGCGCTGAAGTGTTGAAGCTGGAGCGCCGTATCAGTGAGCTGCTGGGCGTCATCAACGATCAGGATCGTGAACTGGAGCGCCGCCACACCGTCATCATGGAGCTGGAAAGCGCCCGCGCCGCCAAGCTGGTCTGGCACAAACACCTCGCCAACACCTACAAGGGTGAGGATGGCATGCTCTGGAACGTCTACCTGGTGGATCATGGCCTGAAATCCAACCTCCCCTACCTCATCAACGACCTCAACTGGAAGCTGCACGCCATGAAATCCGATGGCTCCGGCTGCTCGGTCATGCTGAGCCAGTGGATGAACCCCATCTACCCGACGCCCTATGGTGCCGGGGCCCCGGACGACATGACTCAGGACATCTTCGACTTCATGCAGGAAGCACTGGAGCAGAGTCACCCCCACCTGCAACCCCGCACCGAATGGGCCAAGACAGTCAGCATCCATGAATGCGGCCTGCCGCCGCGCACCATCAAGCCGCTGGAGGAGGCCGGGATCGACACCCTCTACAAGGTGATGAGCCACCAGGGGAACAAGCTGGACAAGGTGAAGGGTATCGGCGAGAAGCTGGTCGGCCAGATCGTCTACGCCTGCGAGCTCAAGGTGAAGCTGTGGGAGGAGCAGTTTGCAGCCAACCAGCAGGCTGAACAGCACAAGGAGGCGGCATGAGCACCCAGCAAGCGAAAAATGATTTTCTGCGCGACACCTCTGAACACACCATGAAGGTGCATCGTGATGATGGCCTTTACCGTCACCTTGAGTTTTCTAACCGTGGCAGCTCTGTCTACCGCTTCGACCTGGTTACATGGCCTGGCCACCTCACGGTCTGCGGCGACATGGGGACATGGACATTCAGCCGAACCGCCGACATGTTCGAGTTCTTCGGTGGCAACTTCGAGAAGGGCGTCAATCCGCGGTACTGGGGCGAAAAACTCCAGATGGGAGCTTCTGGCCGCTGCGATGAAATCTGCATGGAGTTTGACGAGGAATCCTTCAAGTCTGGGCTGCAGGAGTGGATAGCGGAGCTGCAACAAGATTGTGAAGAAGATGGCAAGGACTGCTCAGGCATTATCAGCGCGGTCAATGAAATCTGCGAAGAGAGCTACAGCCACGAGTTTCAGGCCTGCCAGGCTATCCACGATTCAGACCTGCCAAGCCAATATGAGTTGATGGAGGGGCTGACGATGAAGCGATACAGCCACCACTACCTGTGGATCCTGCACGCTATCGTCTGGGGGATTCAGCAGTACAACGCCAGCAAGGAGGCCGCCAATGGCTGACTACCGCGGCTCCACCACTCCAGAAGCCACCCGCGACATGACCCAGACACCGCTCTGGCTGTTCCGGGCGATGGATCTGGAATTCAACTTCGCCCTTGATGCCGCCGCACTGCCGGAAACGGCGCTCTGCGAGAAGTACCTAACACCGGATATCGACGCCCTGAGCGTGGACTGGGGCGACTTTATCAGCCCGTCGGCGCGGGCCCCATGGGCCTGGCTCAATCCGCCCTACTCCGATATCGGGCCGTGGGTTGAGAAGGCCATCGAGCAGCAGGGGCGCGGCATTGGTACCGTCATGCTGGTACCCCAGGACACCAGCACGGAATGGTACCCCGGTGAGCGCGCCAGCGAAGTTCGCCACATCACTGGTTACCACGATGCCAATGGCAAATGGCGCAACGGCCGGGTGAGCTTCATCAACAAGGCCACCGGCGAGGAGATGAAGGGCAACCCCAAGGGCTCCATGCTCCTCATCTTCGCCCCAAACTGGCGCGGTGAATGCCGGATCCGCGATGTCAGCAAGCTCACCCTGCTGCTTGCCGGAGCAGAGCCCATCAGCGCTGCCGCCTGATACCCCCAACCCATCCACCGCAGGCCACACAGAAACGGTGGATAAGTCGAGGACCCCCATGAAAGCCACGGAAAACCCCTACTGCGGTGCAGTAGTCATCGGGTTGGGCGTCGTCATGCCCGATCCCAAGCAGCCCGGCAAATTCATCCTGCCCGGCGGCATCACCTGCGACCGGCAAACCGCCGAGGCCGCAGCCAAGAAGATCCACGACCTGCAGGCCAAGAAAGCCCGCAACTAACCGACCAAACCGACCAAAGGACCCAGACCATGTGGTTTAAAAACCTTCAAGTTTACCGCTTCACCCGCCCGTTCGAGTTGACCGCCGAACAGCTGGAAACCCAGCTCGAGGAATGCGCCTTCACCCCCTGCGGCAGCCAAGACCTCTCCCGCTTCGGCTGGACCCGCCCTCTCGGCAAGTTCGGTCGTACCCTGACCCATGTCGCCAACGGCCAGATCCTGCTGTGTGCCCGCCGCGAGGACAAGATCCTGCCGACCGCCGTCATCAAGGAGGCGCTGGCAGAGAAGGTGGAGGCCATCGAGTACGAGCAGGGCCGCGCCCTCAAGAAGAAAGAGAAGGAAGCGCTCAAGGAGGAGCTGCTGCACACCCTGCTGCCCCGGGCATTCAGCCGCACCAGCCAGACCTTCGCCTGGATCAACCCGGCAGACGGCCTGCTGATGGTCGATGCCTCCTCCGCCAAGAAGGCGGACGACGTGCTCGCCCTGCTGCGCAAGTCCATTGGCAGCCTGCCGGTGGTGCCGGTGGCTCTGAAGAACCCGCCCGAGATCACCATGACCGAGTGGCTGAGCAAGAGCATCGTGCCCGCCCCGTTCCTGCTTGAAGACGAATCCGAACTGCGCAGCGCCCAGCAGCATGGCGGCATCGCCCGCTTCAAACAGCAGGACCTGATGACCGACGAGGTGAAAAACCACCTCGCCAACGACAAGCTGGTGACCAAGCTAGCCCTGAGTTGGGGCGAGAGCATCAGCTTCGTGCTGGGCGATGACCTCTCCATCAAGCGCCTGAAGTTCAGCGAGGAGCTGCGCGAGCAGAACGATGATGTGACCAGCGAAGATCCCGCCGCCCGCCTGGACGCAGACTTCGCCCTGGTGACCGGCGAGCTCTCCCAATTCATCCCGGCCCTGTTCAATGCCCTGGGTGGTGAGGAGGCCCCGCTATGAGCAAATATCGCAAGGGATCGCTCTACATCCGGCGCATGAGGGAGAGCGATGACACGGAGAGCTTCAGGACCGCATTTCGCCTCGCGTTCTACAGCACGCAAATCAAGTCTGGAAAGTACAAGAAGGCGTATGTGCTGGTGCGGCACGGCGACGATAGCGTGTTGGAGGTCGGTCGTAGCCGGGCGGAGATCATGGGGCAAATGATTTTTGGCAACGCCAAGGGCCTGAGCAAACGGCAGGCCATGCGCAAGTGGGGGAAGGGGTCATGACCGATCTCACCATAACCGACACCAAGGAGGTCTGGGTGGTTTACACCAACACCGACCTTACCGAGGGGCGTGGGTATCAGTACCCGATCCACGTCTGCGGCTCACCCGCAACCGCGGAACGCATGGCGATACGCAAGGGCGTCCAGGGGAGCGACGCCAACGTCAGCAAGGAGATCGCCGTGAAGGTGCGCGGCAGTTGGCTGGCGCCGGTGAGCATCATCGAGCCCAACGACGCAGATCGCCGCGCTGACGCGCTCAACGCCGAGCGCCTGCGGGTGATGGACAAGGCCCGGGCCGCTGGCCTGACGGACGACGAAATCAGAATTCTGGGGGATGTATGAGCGAACAGCAGCGCATAACAGATCTGCTGCGAGATCTACACGAATACATCGGTGCCTCGATACCGCAGACCATTTCCGAACACTACCTGGGTTGCGACCTGCTTGATCGCATCGATGCCGCGTTGGCTGGCACCCCACAAGCGCAACCAGATGCCGACTGGACCGAGGCCACTACCACCCCGAACGAGCAGGACTACCGTGAGCTGCAGGCCCAGCACGACCAAGTGCAGAGCCGTATGAAGGCGGCGCTTGATTTCGTACGGGATTCTGAACCGGTACTTAGGGAGGCCATGGATGCGTTCAACTGGGAGTGCGGCGGTGTCGGCGAAGATGAAGCGCGAGCTTTGCATAATCGCATAGACGCGCTACTGGCTGACCAGCTGCCATCCCCTACCGTGACAATTACTGAAACCATCCGCACCGCGCCGGAGCGCATCTGGCTGCAGGTTGGCGACCAGAGCCACTACCACAGCGAGCCATTCCCGAGCGATACCAGCGAGGTGAGTTGGTGCGCTGATTCCGTGACTGGCTGCGAGGTGCCGTATGTGCGGGCGGATCTCGCCGCGCCTGCGGTGTTACAAGGAGGTGAGCCGTGCGCTACCGAGCCCCCATCATTCAGCCCGGCCTGACCCGCACCGAAGCCGAAGAGACCCGCGCCAGATACCTCCGCATCAACCCCGGCGCCCGGGTCACCATCGACAGCCAACCCGATAACCCCCAGCTCAAGACCCTGATAGCCCACCTCCCCGTCCTGCCGTTCAGGCAAGTCATGGATCCCGGCTTTATCGGGTACCGGGGCTGGCGAGCATAACCATAGCCCCGGCAAGTCCGGGGCATTAACGTCAGCTCCAATCGGTGCAATAATACCCCCCATAAATAACAAGGAGGTGTTATGAGACGATTGGAGGTTGGGTTGGGTGCGGCATTGCTGCTGCTCTCTGGCCATTCAATGGCTGATGATGAGTGGGCAATCGTGGCTGTCACACCGGGAACAGGGCGGCTTGAGATAGTGAGCAATTATCTCCTCTTCTCAAAAGGCACGGACTATGACGTTGTGATACCAACCAAAATCCAGGATGGAAGCAGAATTCCGATACGCTACAAGAAAGATGGCGACTGGATCGCCACAGACTTTATCGTGGCAGGAATCAGCACTCGCGGAGATTTGTGTCGATTGCACAGCGAGCTGCCATCAAGGTTCAGCTCATCGCCAAGTGACACGATCTATGTGAGATCATGCAGGTATAAGTGATAACGCCATTTATCGGGGATATATAATGGGAATTTCATGCATGCTGGGGTTGGTTGCCTGTCTCAACTTTAATGGTGAAAAAATAGCGGCCCAAGATGCGGTTGACATTATTGATAACTGTGAAGTCATAAGGCGTATGCCTGCATCTTCATTTACTGGTGAGTACAACTATGGGAATGGCTCCGCCTTGGCGGACATCCTTTACGACAAAGGGCTGCAGTTTAAGTATCCAAAAGGTTCAACCCCCTCATCAAGGCGCGCAACAGTGGTGAGGGCCTGCGCGGAGTTTGCCCGCGACTTCAAGGCTGACTCCAAATGGGACAATCTTGATAAATGGCCATACTGACCCCCCTCCGTCACCAGACCAAGTCAAGCCCAGCCCTCGCGCTGGGCTTTTTCATGGATTGACAACCATGCCAATGTTTCTAGATACTATAAAAGCAACGGCAAAATCCATTGCCGGGATTGGTCTCCCGATGAACTAAAGCGCACAACACGCGCCCGCGTGTTTTTTTATGTGCAGCCCAGTAGTACCCGCAATTTCAGTTATGACGGGCTGGGCAGGAGCCCCTTCGGGGGCGCCGGTTTCTTTGGTTCCCGGTAAGACCAATCCTGCTCAGTTCGTCACCAGTAAGATTGGTCTCTTCGGTGGCGATTCATCTTTGAACCGAAGGAAATCAACTATGAACACTAAGCTCACCATTGCCAACCACTCCATCACCATTGCAGCCGATGGTATGTACAACCTCAACGACCTGCATAAAGCTGCCATCGCCCAAGGCAAAGCTACCACATCGCACAAGCCCAGCGAGTTCAAGCGCTTCAATGGCGCCTACATCGCAGCGGTAGAGGCCAAAGCGGGATTTCCCGCTTTGAAAACGGTGAGGGGTGGCAATAAGCCAGGAGTGTGGGCGGTCGAGTTGGTGGCCATGAAATATGCAGGCTGGATTGAGCCCGCTTTTGAAGTCGAGGTGTACGCTGCCGCTCAAGCGGCCCGCCGCAGCGAAAGCGAAGCACTGCACCGCCAGCTTGCTGAGCTGACTGATAACGATATCCCCTTCCCGCCCGTTGCCAGCGACCTGCACAAATGCAGCCCCCAGCAACTGGCCAAGGCCCTCTGCCACAAGTTGGGCACCACCCGTTACATGCTTAGCATCGAGCCAGACAGTGGCAGTATGAGCGGCCGCCACGGCGGTGACAGTCTCACCCTCTGGCCGGTGGCCGAACGCGCCTGCGTCATCGACCCCACCGACCCGCGCGACATGCAGCGCATGCTCGACCTGATGAGCAATGACGACCTGGCCGACCTGATGAAGCTGACCCTGGCCTCGGTCACCCGGCGCACCAAGGCGCTGATGCAGTCGCACTGAAGCACCACCCATTTCAACCCAGACCCCGGCCCTAGCGCCGGGGTTTTTGTTGGATCCGCGAGCCGCACGGCCAATAACGGCCCTTCCTTCAACTCACCCGGCGCCCCATCCTCTGGGACAGGAGGGCCACGCCATGCAGCAACTTCAACTGACCATCGACCAGGACAGCCAGCTTCTCAACGAGCTGGTCAGCGCCGTGCGCTCCCCCACCCTTTCCCGATCGGCCAAGCTCGCCGAGATCGGCCGCATCCTGGCGCACTTCGATCTGCCCATCGAAGCGCCCCGGGTTGCCGGCCAGCTCTGGAGCGCCACCGAACTGGGCAAGGAGCTGGGGGTCAGCGCCCAGGCCATTGGCCGGCTGGCCAACCAGCACCAACTCAAACGCCCGGCGTTCGGGGAGTACCGCCTTGACCAGGCGGTCAGCAGCAGGAAGCAGGTGGAATGCTTCCTCTACAACCGAGCGGGCCGGGATGAAATCACCAGACTGACGAGGACCAACAACCATGGGAACAGCAGCAGACCCGGCGCAAACCCACATTCAGGGCCAGCTCATCATAATGAGAATGCCTGACGCCATCCCGCTCAGCACCTACCTGAGCACTATCGAGCTCACCGACCGGGACACCATCAACAAGCGGATCCAGCGCGGTATCTGGCAGTTGGGGGTTCACATCGTCAACGTGGACGGGGTAAAGGAGCGTTGGGTCAACATCGCGGAGGTAACCAAGTGGGCAATGAAAAACAGCTCCCACGCGGCGTAACGGTCCGCGGGGAGACGATCAACATCACCTTCACGTTCAAGGGGGTTCGCTGTCGTGAGCCCCTGTCCAACTTGCCGAACACCACCGCCAACGTGCGCTACGCCTCCCGCCTGCTCGGGGAGATCCAGGGCAAGATAGAGCGGGGTCAATTCGCCTACGCCGACTACTTCCCGAAATCCAAGAAGCTGCGGATGTTCGGCGGCGCCTCGATCGCCGCCAAGGTGGCCGACTACCTGGACGAGTACCTGCAGCGTTGTGAGCTCCGGGGGCTGAGCCCATCCACGATGGTTGGGTACCGCAAATGCCACAAGGCGCTGGCCGATCTGCACGGGATCACCGTCTCGGAGCTGACCCCCGCCCAGGTGAAAAACTGGCTGATCAGGGGAGGCACTACCGCGAAGACGGCCCGCAACCGGCTGTCGTTCCTGCGCAGCGCCATCGACGAGGCTGTCACGGATGGTTTGCTGGCATCAAACCCTGTTTCTCTGGTGACCGTTTCCCGGTATTTGGACGGGAGTTCAGTTCCCGAACAGGGAGCCAAGGACGTTGACCCCTTCACCCCGGAGGAAGTGTCCGCCATCCTCTCGACAGCCCACGGCATCAATGAGCAGTGGGCCAACCTGTTCGCCTTCGCGTTCGCAACCGGGATGCGGCCGTCCGAGCTGTGCGCCCTTCGCTGGGAGGCCATCGACTGGATCGGTAACACCGTGCAGGTATCTCGCGCCAAAGTGGTCGGAGTCATCAAGACCACCAAGACCCGGGCCGGAACTCGCACCATCGAACTGACCGGCGAGGCGCTGGCGGCGCTGACCAGCCAGAAGCGCTTCACCTTCATGCGGGGGGAGTATGTCTTTGACGACCCCAAGCTCAACCAGCCCTGGGCCGGGGCCGACGCCATCAGGAAGAAAGCCTGGCTCTACACCCTCAAGCGGTCAGGCGTTCGCTACCGCCACCTCTACCAAACCCGCCACACCTTCGCCACCGCCAACATCAGCCGCGGCTGCAACCTGTTTTGGCTCTCCACCCAGATGGGACACAAGGGGCCAGAGATGCTGTTTCGGCACTACGGATCCTACCTTGCCGAGTACGACGGCCAGACAGCAAAAGCGCCAATCCTGATCCAAAATCCAACCGGAAAATAAAAAAGTCTTATAGTTCAATTGGTAAAGCTGCTCAGTCCGGGGGTTCAAATCCCCCCAGCTCCACCAAATACCGGTCCAACAGTGACCAACGAAGTCCAAGAAACCCGCATAGCATAAGGCTTTGCGGGTTTTTTGTTGTCTTATGCTGTCCAATGGGGTGCGTTGCCATCCAGCCCTTTTAGGCATATCGTTAGGCATATCGTTTTGTATGCCTTCCGGAGCGTATGCCTATGCCTCGTATCACCCGTCCCTTATCCCCAACCGAGATCAAAGCAGCCAAGCCCAAAGAGAAGGAATACACCCTCTGCGACGGGGCTGGTCTGGAGCTCGTCATCAAGCCCAATGGCTCCAAGTTGTGGCGCCTGCGTTACTACCGCCCCCTAACTAAACAGAGAAACATGATCAGCTTTGGCTCCTGGCCGGAGATGTCGTTGGCTGAAGCGAGAGAGAAACGCTCCGAAGCCAAAACGTTGCTGCAACAAAACATCGATCCCCAACACCATCGTGATGAGCAGGCATCCGCTGCGTTATCACAGAGCGAGCACACCTTTGAAGCCGTCGCCAAGCGCTGGTTTGATGTTAAGCGCCCTTCCGTCACCCCGGCATATGCCGAGGATCTCTGGCGTTCTCTCGAAATGTACCTGTTCCCCGAGATAGGCACAGTGCCCGTTATGGAAATAAAGGCACAGCGAGCCATCAAGATCATCGAGCCCATCGCTGCTGCTGGAAAACTCGAAACCGTGCGTCGCCTCACGCAACGGGTGAACGAGATCATGACCTTTGCTGTTAACTCTGGTCTGATCGACGCCAACCCTTGCTCGGGGATCAGCAAGGTGTTTCAGCGGCCAGCCAAACAGCACATGCCCAGCATTAACCCCAACCAGTTACCAGAACTGATGAACAGGCTATCGAAGGCCAGCATCAATTTGCAGACCCGCTGCCTCATCGAATGGAGCCTGCATACCTTGGCTCGCCCCAGCGAGGCGGCCGGAGCAAGGTGGGCAGAGATCGATATGGAAAAGAAACTCTGGCGGATCCCACCAGAGAGAATGAAGAAGCGCAGAGGTCATGACGTGCCCTTGACGCCGCAGACACTTGCCTACCTGGACCTCATGCGACCGATCAGCGGCCATCGTGAATTTATCTTCCCTGGTATCCGTAATCCTAAAACGCACACCAACGAGCAAACAGCCAATGCGGCCTTGAAAAGAATGGGATATGAAGGGACCTTGGTCGCTCACGGCCTGCGAGCCTTGGGCAGCACCACCCTGAACGAGAGAGGATTTGATCGAGACGTTATAGAAGCTGCCTTGGCGCACTCTGACAAAGATGAAGTCCGTAGCGCATACAACCGCACGGATTATCTGGAACGTCGCCGAGAAATGATGGTCTGGTGGTCAGAATATATCGATGCAGCATCCAGAGTCGGTTCAGCACTGACGTGGTTGCCATCGTCAAATGTCAGCTGAGCTAAGTTTCAATAACTCAACAACGCAATAGAAAAAGGACTGGTTAGCCAGTCCTTTTGACATCAAATCAGGAATTCTTCCAACTGCCTGCCTTGCTCCAGCATGGCGGCCAACGCTTTAGGAGTGCGTCCCTGGCCGGTCCAGGTGCGCTCTTCACCATTTGCCATATAACGATACTTCGGCGGACGCGGAGCACGTTTCGTGCCATCACGTTGAGCTTTCCCGGCTGGAACGCCCTGTACGAGCTCAGTAGGGTCAATGCCAGCATCAGCCAGCATTGCTTGGAATTCGGCCAGCTTGGCCAAACGCTCGGCATCGGCTGCGCGGGTCTTTTCTATCTCAGCAACCCGCTCGTTATAAATCGAGGAGAACTTCTCATTCGCTTCTTGCAACTGTTCAAAAGAGAGCTCACGCAATGCAGCCCGCAAGCTACGGATATTCAGCAACACTTTCAGAAATTCAGTCATGATTAAGATCTCTCAATAAGGGGCACACCGTCAGCCACATGGATAGCTACTGACTCTGGTGATATAGGTCTTTCAATCTGGATCGTTCTGGTGACTGGTCTGAATAGTGAACAGCACGATTCAGGTAGTAATAACAGTGTTGAATTTTACGCTATTACACCTCATCGATGCAAATGCCATTAATTATCGTTTTAGCATTCTGTCGTCATCAGTGTCCATTTGAATTTGTTGTATTTATACGCAACACATAAAAACGAGGGGATTGGTCCCCTCGCTGTGCTTAACAGACTAGTCATCTCCGTAAATGCTACTAGAACGTTCATACAGAAGCAGCTGTTGTTTATACTACCCAAGTTTCCGGCTTCGCTTAGACGAGCTTACAGGGCATCTGGTGAACGCTAACAGCTCTTCAGGATTAATACGCTCTAAAGCGAGCAATTCTTTAATGTCAGCGATCACCTGCTGCCGCTCATGTGCTCTTACCCTCGCAGCCTCCTCTTCCTCAATGCGCTCCAGCGCTATCGCCTCGATTTCAGCATTCAGTGCTAACAAATCCTCCGATGACAATCCCTTTAATGCCGACCGTAACGATCGGGTATCTGTAAACACACTTGATGCAAGCTTCATTTGCCACCCTAATAAATCAATGCTCAGCTCGGGTCAGTTGGCTGGTACCGAAGTTTCGATAACCATCGCCGCCGCTCTTCGTATTCTTTTTACTCAGGTACGCCATACGAAATAGAAATGCGTTGAAGTTATCATCTCTATCTCGGACTGACTTGCGATCAAACCGGTACTCCGGATTATCAGGAAAATTCACTAACGTCGCGTTATCAGGATAAGGGAGGCTCAGAGCGCTGCACCACGCCTTCTGGATCCTGGTTCCCATGTTATTAGCGTCATAGTCCCGATAGTCTCCCAAGAAGGCATAGACGTCTTTGTTAAAGAGCAGCATCAGGTGGTAATGGGGAGATGCTGAGGAGTCCTGCTCCCGACACCAGATAAAGGCCGGTAGAGATGGAGTACCACGTCGCTTCTGACGATAATGGTCCGCACGTAGCTGGCTTTTCAGGGACTCCATAAAGCGAGTAATCACTGATGGGTCAGAACGCTGTAAACAGGTTAGCGTATCAGCATCATCATCCGGTGACTCAACAGCGAAGCGCAGATCTATCCGCAGAGCATAAACGCGAGGACACCTGGCAAGGGTATCGGAAACAACATCTAGGCTACGCCTCAAATAGGTGTAATTCATGGGGCCGTAGCAGTCTTCACATTGGCTAATAAACTGCTTCATCTTGAATACCGAACGTTGTAAGTGGTTCAACATAGCTATCTCTTTATTAATTTAATTAACACTCACCTTCCTAGCGATAGGCTATAGAAGGTGAGTGAGTGTAGATGTCCCTACCCTGTATTAATGAATGCAGAGTTATGGTGCTATCGCACGATATCTATTAATGGCTTGTTTTTATTACGCAAATACATTTAACGTAACAGGTTATAATGTGGTGTGTGAGACACCATTAGTAGCGCATACGTCTCCTATAGTGTTGCATGCTTAGAGGCATGCGTATATAAGCGTAGCCATCACGTTATACTTGGTGCTAGGTAGCACAGTGTATCGGGTGGTGAGTTAATAATGAGTGTTAATATTAATATATAATACATATACCAACCAATGATGTATTTTTACACACCCGCACAAATCAAAATAGATATATGTATCATTGAATGTAAGCATCAATATGTTTAAATAATGTATGATATTGTGGCAAAGACATGCTTAAAACAACTCTTAAGTTAATTAATCCAATCGATAAATATTCACATTTCGATACTGGACCATAGAGCAGACGATACTGTTAATAAGATCCTAGGATATCTATAACTGGCACACTTAATTTTCTTATTGATGCGATGCGTGAGTCATACCTTCCAAAATATTCAGAAAGCTTATTAATATGAGTGCCATCCGGAGTGTTCAATGTCGATCGGCGAGCATAACGTGGATATTTCCTCCAAGATAAACAAATATATATAGACTGTTTCTTCTTGTAGCAAATCACATCCCCTCTAGCAATAAGAACTTCAAGCGCGTCCTCCAACTTATCCAAATTACGTATACAGTGGGGGCCACTTCGTCTGATGTCACTTTTTAAAAACAATGTTCCCTTCCAATTTTGAATTATCCACTCCAATAATTTATTAACATGAGTCATGTCCAGATACTCTCTAGCCTCAGGAGCCCTAAAAATTATCATTGCCTGATGCAAGTATATTTCAGTCAACTGTATTGCTGTTTTCATAGTGTCATAATCAACAAATACACCACTATAGTCGTCATGTTCAAAGACATGAAGTACGGCTGCAATTCTAGATGCTTGCTCCATGAACTTTGAACCAAAATCTCTATAGTGCTCTAAATACTCGCCATCTCTCATTGCATATTCAATTTCATTGAATTTATCAAGCCATAACGTCTTAGCCCTATCAGTCAATGATAGGCAATGCCTAGGCTTATCTTTCAGTCTATTCCCTATTCCTTCTTTTAGCAGGGTATCAACCCTTGAATTAAACCTCCCTAATTTAGCATCATCTTCTAATGATGGACTATCATCTCTATCTTCTTGGCGGTAACCAATTTCTGATTCAGGCTCGCAAATTAGAATTCGAGCATCTAATCCTGAGCTTCTCATCGCATCACCGTTATTGGCCCTGAATGCTTTATATATATCAGGCTGGATTTGCATGCTTAAAGTCAAACGTGCACCTTCGATATGAACTTCAGTAGCGTTGGCTCTGTCTACCCGTATAGTTTGACCTGACCATAATGAGTTGAATAATGCATTATCTTTCATCAAATCACTCGAAAGCAGCGTTCCGGCTTCATCGGACACTAGTGCTAATGACGTATTTTTACCTGCTAAAATTGACTTCAATTTTGCGACTGTTACATCTTCAGCTAAAATTCTACTAACTATTGGTGAAGTAGGTTTACTCAAATTGTGAGTACGCCATGCCTCTATCAGGGTGGGCTGATCCTCACCCTGTTTACACATTTCATCTAATTCCTTCTTTAGCACTTTTTGCTTCATACACCACAATTCAAGATCCACCTCATACCTCTGCTGTGCATGCTCTGCCTGCTCACTCAGCCATTTCTCAAATTCACGGACTGGCTTCATCAGTATTCTATCGACCGAACTTTTTCGCTCACCGGAACCCGCTAGAATGAGAGTGTAAAGTGATGTCGGTATTTTCATCCCGCTTTTGGGGCTAATGTCTACCAGCTGCTGTGATGCGATTCCGATAACAGACAGCATCTGAGTCAAGATCATAAATTTCGGAGCCTTTGTTCTATAGGCTACGACATCCAGTGGCTCCCAAAGGGACTGGTCTAGCCTCTCGATGACATCTTCAATTGCTCTGTACTGATTCATAGCTAACCTCCATCTATTGACTGTTTTTTGACCTAGTTTTAATCCATTGGTGGATCTCACTCTGACGCCAGCCTATGGCTGATACCCCAAGCTTAACCGCCCTCGGAAAGCTGGGGTCATGCCGAGGAGACTTGGCATTGAGCTTGTCGTAAATGCTTGATCTCGATAGGCTAATCATCTCCTTGAGCTCACGCATTCTAATGAAGCGATCTATTGTCTCTGACATTACGTGATGTCCTTCTAGCGCCTGATTGAATGAGCTCGCATTATGGCTAGCCTATCGGGTAACGTCAGGGGGGCAAACTACGGCTACAAAAGGTAAATCATGAAAAAACATCGTTTCGCAGCACTTATCTACTCTGTAGAAAAAACTCTTGGACTCAGAAGCAAGGCCCGCCCAACCGAGGAAGCCAACAAAGCTAGCTTTGATTCGCATCGTAAAGAATTACAAACAAAAACAAACCCAAATGACCCCACTAGAAGACTAGAGAAGATATTCAAGCTGCTGCATATTGGTTGCGATTTGCCACCCAAAATGGATGTAAATCATTTCGATATAATAGAAAGCGTGTACTACGCTCTTGCTAGACAGCCTAATGTTCTTGATGTCCTCTACGAGGACCCCATCCAAAACTATATTGGCAACGCATTAATTCCTTTAATTTGCGTCGACATTTTTATTTTTAAAAGTTATTCAAATGAAAACTCCATCTATTATCACCTTGACCGAATCCTTACAATGGATAGTTTAGCTACCTTTGATGACAACAAACAAAAACTCAGAAAAATTACAGCACAAAAATATGTGCGAGAATATATAAAACACCACTTCAAAAAGCATATAGACATACTTAAAAAAACCAACTTCAAAAATGAAAATCTGTTAATCCCTGAATTACTAAATTATTTGGGTGTGTTTTATAAAAAAGACAACCAAACATGTGCAACACTACATGAGAAACTTGAATATTGTAATGAAAGGCTTTCTATCGCAAAAATTGACAATTCGTCATTTAGCATCCAACCAATAATCGCCGCTTATACTGCCATCATAATTCTGCAGGATATCGCGAATAAAACTAGCATGATTGCTCATTTTTATAATACATATAACATCCTTATCGAAAAACAAAGTCCAATACTGGACGATTTATATTTAAGCCTACACACAGCACTCAGTGAAAACTATGAGGACTTAAACCATAATGAATCATCCATTTATTTACATGATGACAATCAACCAGAAACAATATTAAGCAGTAAAAAACAGGGATATTTAGAGAAAATAACTTCTTACATATTTGAAATGTTTGGAGTTTGCACTCTATCTGATTCAGAGCTAGATTTGATGCCACTACTAGTAGAAGAGTCATATCTAGGTAAAATGGTCACGCCTCCTCCTCAATTTAGTATACCTATGGTTATTGTTGACAAGGATGCATCATTAGATAATAAGGCAAACCACCGTGAAAATCATGTGATTGCATTTGATCATTCTAAGGTCTCTGCTATTTCAGGGTTAATATACATAGAGACTAATAAATTTCAAAAGCTCTTCATGCAATATATACCTCTTATTAAATCACTCGATTGCATAAAACATAGCAAACCAGATGCAGCATTAAATATAATTAATAATGTGAAACATGAAGCACGATCATCATTTGGGTTTATTAAGTATTCGCTAGCAGTGCTTAAAATAGGGTTGATGTACAACTTAAAGCCAAGAAGCATTAAACACCAGTCATTAAATGAACAGGTTATTGACATAATAAACCATCAAGGCATTAATTACATTCCTATCCTTGCGTCACCCCATTTATTAAAAATTAATAATGGCGGATGGCTTTCTATACCTGAATATGAGGAACACTCTATTATTTATGGCGGCAACACATATAACGCGATCGTAGCACAAGCCATCTATACTTATAATTTCACCGTCGCACGACACACCCCCTCGCACAATCCAACGACAAACGAATCTATCAAAAACTCGTCAGTATTGACTCATGCAAACCTCAATTACTCTTCGTCATTGATTATCCGTAACTTGCTTAAAAAACTAAATGATGTCTCAGGAAAAATATTAGCTGGACTGGATAAAATCAGCATCGATGTAGATCCTAAATTTCCTGCTGGCCCTGCAAAATTTGCAAATGATTTGGTTAGAGAAAATATTATATCCAGAGAGGAGTTAAATGATAATTTAATCCAAGGAATTACAGGATCTTCTCTTGGTGTTTGTCTCTTAGACTATTCAACCATCATATTGCTTTTCTCTGTTCCAGGTGAACATGTTGAAAACATTGTAGAGTTGGGCAAAAAAACTAAAGTCGTAGAACTATTGTTCAGGTATAAACATCCTTGGACGCCTTCAGTTAACGAATAAGCACTTTTTTATGTAAATATCATCCAAGCGCATCTGCGAAGAATGGTTTGAATAACTTTTTATTCTAATGTATTTTTTCTAGGGAGGATCAAGTTGAAAAAGCGTAGATTGGTGTACTGGAAACATGGTCGTGACACAACTACCTTTGATGTATGGTTACGTCTCCTCTACTGGTCCTCAAGCTCCATTCAACCTTTCAAGTATGCATTCTCCGGATATTTTCAGATACGAATATCAAAAATATCTGTAATATCAAAAACATCAGTCACTAACGAGCCTCTATTGATATTACTAGTGGCCCCACAATACTCCATTTGGAGCCATGCTGTTTTTATGGTACGGTGACGTCACCTAGCGTTCCCATTACCTCCAATCGAATAAATTTCAGATATATATTCTCTCTGTGAACCTACCTCTGGGATTGCGCTATGCAGTCCCATTTTCATTGGAGATTGATATATGGCTCACCTCATCGATAGCATTGCCTACATTGGCCAGACGCCTTGGCACGGCCTCGGCAATATCTTGCCCCCACAACAATCCTTGGAGATCTGGCTTAAAGCTGCCGGAATGGACTGGACCATCGAGCAGAGCGACGTAATGTTTAATGTGGCTTCCGATGCTCTCCATATTCGCCCCTATCGCGATAGTAAGGTGCTCTTCCGCTCCGATACACTCGAACCGCTCTCGGTGGTCTCCCAACGCTATAACGTGGTGCAGCCCCATGAGGTACTGCACTTCTATCAGGATCTAGTGGAAGCCGGCGGCTTTGAATTAGAAACGGCAGGCTCACTTAAAGGCGGTCGCAAGCTCTGGGCGCTGGCCCGTACCGGCCAGGACTTGAAACTCAAGGGTGGGGATGTGGTGAAGTCCTATCTGCTGCTCGCCACCAGTTGCGATGGCACGCTCTGCACCACGGCGCAGTTCACCTCCCTGCGGGTGGTCTGCAATAACACCTTGCAGATGGCGCTACGTGACAGCACCGGGGCCATCAAGGTCCCCCACTCCACCCAGTTCGATGCGGCTGTGGTGAAAGAATCGCTTGGGCTAGGTCTCTCCCATTGGGATGAGTTCAAAGCCCAGACTAAGGCATTGGCGCAACGCCCGGTCGCTCCTGAAGAGGCGCTGCGCTTCTTTAGTGACCTGCTAGCCCAACCGCTGGATGACGAAAACATCATCCTCACCCGTCCAGTACAACGCCTGCACGAGCTCTATCAGGGCGCCGGGATGGGGTCTGATTTATCGAGCTCCCGCAATACCGCTTGGGGGCTGGTCAATGCGGTGACCGAATACGTGGATCACCATCGTCGTGCCCGCAGTCAGGATCACCGGCTCGATTCAGCTTGGTTCGGTCAAGGGGCGCAACTGAAAACCCAGGCGTTAAACCGGGCCCTCAACCTGTTGCAGTAATGGCCGTATCCATCTAGGATATAAACTAAAGATTATATTGGTGCGCTATGTGGACAGTAAAAACAACCGAGCTGTTTGATGCTTGGTTTGATGTACAAGATGAAGCGACGCAGGAGAAAGTCTTGGCCGGGCTACTCGCCTTAGCGCAGGACGGCCCATCGGTAGGACGTCCCCTGGTCGATACCATCAAGGGCTCGCGTTTTACAAACATGAAAGAGCTGAGGGTACAGCATCAGGGGGAGCCGCTACGTGCATTCTTCGCCTTTGACCCGTTGCGACAAGCCATTGTGCTGTGTGCTGGCAACAAGGGCGGGAACGAGAAGCGGTTTTACAAAGAGATGCTGCCGTTGGCTGAGGCACAGTACGCCAGTCATCTGGCTGAGTTGGAGGGAAAGTAATGGGAAGAACACTTGACGATTTGCTGGCCTCCCGTTCAGAAGAGAGTCGGCAACGCATCCAGGAAATGGCTACCGAGCTGTTGCTGGAGGTACGTATACAGGCGCTACGCGAAGAGCTGGAAGTGTCACAGGTCGAGTTGGCTAAAGCACTCGGTGTCAGCCAACCTGCCGTCGTGGCGATGGAGCAGCGTGGCAGTGATATCAAGCTCTCCACCATGAAACGCTATGTCGAAGCCATGGGCGGCAAGCTGCGTGTGGATGTTGAACTACCAACCGGACGACACATCGGGTTCAACGTCTGACACCGTTGCGACGACCCGATAACAGGCATCTACCGATTTAGACCTCCCTTCAACACCCCATCCTGAGGCTGCATTTGCAGCCTCTTTTCATTCCATCCGAAAGCAAAGATCCCCTCACCCGGACTGGTATAAGCCTATCCGGGCGGGAGCATTTATGCCGTCAGGCAGGAGTCATGATGAAAGCAAAAGCCAAATACGGTCAGGCTATTCGCTTAGCCTCCACCACCGACCTCTCTCGCGAACAGTGGCTGGCGATCCGCAAACTGGGGCTCGGTTCGTCCGATGCCGCCGTGGCGGTGGGCCTCTCACCCTATAAATGCCCGCTGTCGCTGTGGCTGGAGAAAACCGGTCGCAAGGAGCCGGACAATATCTCTCAGAAAGAAGCTGTGTTGTGGGGTATCGAGCTGGAGCCTGTGTTGGCGCAGGTCTACGCCAAGCGCACCGGCTTCAAGGTGCGCCGGGTCAATGCGGTACTCCAGCACCCCGAGCATCTGTTTATGCTCGCCAATCTCGACCGGGAAATCGTGGGTCACCCCGACGGCCCCGGCATCCTCGAAATCAAAACCGCCAGTTATCACAGTGCGCCGCAGTGGGAGGAAGGCGTGCCGGTCGCCTACCAATGTCAGGTACTGCATCAGCTCGCCGTCACCGGTCATGCCTGGGCGGAAGTGGCGGTACTCATCGGCGGTCAAGATTTTCGGATTTACCGCATCGAGCGCGACGAGGAGAAGATCCGGGATCTCACTGAGCGGGAAGCGCAATTCTGGCATCAGGTCACCCACGACCAGCAGCCCGAGCCTGATGGCTCCGAGGATGCAGGCTCGGCGCTGGCTTGGCTCTTCCCCCGCGATGACGGGGAAACCGTCGATCTCTCCGATTCGCCCGAGTTCAACCAGCTGTTCGGGGAGTTGCTGCATCTGCGCGAACACAAGGAGGAAGTGGAGCTACGCGAATCGCAGATCAAGCAGCGGCTACAGGCCACGCTGGGAGAGGCTACGGCAGGACTCTTTGCCGACGGCAAGATCACTTGGAAACGCAGCAAGGATCGGCTGGCCCCGGACTTGGAACGGCTCGGGCAGGATCATCCCGACCTACTCAGCCACTACGTCAAACCGGTGCCCGGCTCACGCCGTTTCACCATTCAGGCAGTTCACTCTGCCAGGAGACACACGCCATGATCAAAGGACTCGCTATCACACCGCCCGTGATCGGGCGGATCTGTATTGGCAGGCTGGTACAGAAAGAGGGGAAATGGGTGCCGGAGAAGGACGACAGTTTCACCCTCACCACCCAGGTCCAGCAAAAGGGGGGATGGTTACTCCATCCCTTGCATCAGCAGTTCGCTCAAGGGCATGAGCAGGCCAAGATCCGCGCCATTCCGGTGCGGGTGCTGTTCAATGACAGCGACCTGAACCTGCGGGCAGAGTACAGCGCCTTTGACCGCCAAACTGGCAGACCGCTCTGTGTCGGCAATGGAGAGATGGCTAAACGGGTGGGGGCACAAGGGATGGAGGAGGTCAGTTGCCCCGGTCCGGAGCGCTGCCCTTATGGCCAGCAGCAGGGCTGCAAGCTGTACGGACGACTGAACCTGTTTGTGGAGGGACAGGGGGATGAACTCGGCAGCTTTATCTTTCGCACCACCGGCTATAACTCGGTACGGACCCTGGCGGCACGGCTCAAGTACTTTGAGGCGGTGAGTGGTGGCCTGACTCGCTACCTGCCGCTGACCTTACGGCTGCGTGCCAAGAGCACCACCCAGTCCTACCGTACCCCGGTCTACTACGTGGATTTGACCCTGCGCGATGAACTGACCCTGACTGAGGCAGTCTGTCAGGCACGGCAGGAAGCGTTGCTGGATGATGAGGCTGGGCTGACGATTAGCGAGATGGAAGCCGTGGCGCGGGCGCTACTGCGCAATGGTCAGTTCGAGGAAGTGGATGAAGAGGTGCCAATGCTGCTGGAAGAGTTTTACCCCCAGGTGGAGGAAGGGGAGCATTCGACTGCCGAACCAGCACCGCAAACAGTGGCCCAGCCACGGGGAACGCGAGCACGGGCATCCCCGTTAACCAACAAGCTAGGCAAGGACGCCACACCGGCACCCGGTACACCCTAACTCAGGATTTGGCCAGGCGCTCGACCAACCGCTCAAATGTCTCCAGCAGCAATGCCCGGTCGTCGCTGTCCAGCCGGGCGAGTTTCTGCCCCAAGACGATACCCTGCTCAGTTGGGCGCGGGCTGGTTTCGCGCAAGAAATCGGCCAGCTCGCACCCAAACAGCTGAGCCAGTTCAGCCAGCCGGGCAATGGTCGGCACCACGATACCGCGCTCCATCCGAGAGACGGCTTCCATCCCGATACTGAGATGTTCGGCCACCTGATCCTGGGTCAATCCAGCCTGCTGGCGCTGCCGCCCAATCGCCTTACCCACACTTTTAGCCAGCAACTCAACGTTGATATCCGTCATAAATCCTCCAATCAACCTTTATGGTTGAAGAAAGACCTATTGACATAAAGTACTTACTCGACTGAATATCAACTAAATAGATTTATCTCATTGAATTACATGGTTCTAAATTGAATGGAGCTCTCCCAACGATCTAACACTCTGCTCTCCCACGATGGCTTTGATCATCTGCCAGCTCACCAACTGACACCACGCTTATCACGCTCGGCCAATTGACAGCCCATCTCATCGGATAGGTTTCTATTACCAAAATCATGTAACTGGAGAAAGAACATGATAATTCCACTGCTCTAGATCGGACTTTCCTTAGTGCTAGACACAGCTGCTGATAATGGACGTTCATTATGAGGTATATTTTCGAGCCTATAGTGACCGGATTGATCTACTGGCAGGTTTGCAGGGACTGAGGTTAGGATACTTTTGGAAGAAGATATCACCTATGGCATCTACAAAATGAGAACCCTAAGCATGCAGATAATACAAGTAATTCGAGCGACGACAATGGCAATCCTGTTAAGTTGTTCGTTCACTGCCTTTACTGCCGATTATGCGCTACAGATTGAATCGAAAATCCCCACCACCCTGAGCGGAAAACTCGGTTATGCAAGTATGAATTATTGGATAGAGGTACCAGGCAAAGAGAATGTGGAACTGGACATTGATGCTGACGATGAAGAGCAGCTAATCAATCTCAGGGATAAACAGGTGTCACTCGAGGGTGCCATGGTGACATACTCCAATGGTAGCGTCTACTTCGAGCCCAAACTGGATAAACCACAAACCACGTTTGTCGTGCAAAAAACTGACGAAGCAAATTTCGATGTGCTGTTCAACGGTGAGTCACTAACTCATCACGACAGCTATGACAATATTAAGATTGCTCACCAGTTTGTGATCCCAGATGGGCAGGTCGCATTGCTAGAATTATTCACCGGTGGCGTTGGTTGCCCAGTGCTCTACCAATTAATAGTGGTTAGACAAAACACCCCTAGCATGATATCGGGGACGTTTGGCACCTGTAGTGACCTTGGGAAATTAAGCCATGATGCCAAAGGATTTACCCTCGATCTTCCCGGTAATCCCAGAGAAATGTGGATTTGGGATAATGAACATCTAAATGTTTTCAAAAAAATAAATTGAAATATAATTTTCTGTGAGATTAGCCATGAAATTTCATTTAGTATTGCTCATCAGTGTGTCAGTATTATTAGGATGCACTGATGGTGGTGATGAAAACCATCTACCAACAGTCAGCGACAATAATAAAAGTACGTGTGGAGAATTACTTGAGCTAGCGTCTCAATATGAGACCCTAGAAACCAAAGGATTTAACGAACAACTTGAAATATATCGCGATGGTGATAAGCAATTATCTGAGCACTACATCGACGCAAGCGTTAAAATGAAAAATATCAGGAGCATTATTGACTCAGCACTGAGCATGCACGATGCGGAATATACAGGAGATACTTCCATTGAAAAATACTATAGAAACCATTTGAGAAAATCCTACACCACATATATAACAGAGCATACATTAGCATCGTGTGCTGTAAACCCAGAAAAAGATCTTAACTTAATCCTTACTGAACAATTAAATGAACTATATGCTAAATTATTAAAGACCCCTAGAGCAATCACTTGTAAAAATTATGGTGAAAATCTCTTTAGTTATGATGATATCGTTGGAAAAAAAGATACTCTTTTATTAAATATGTCTAGTGACAGAAATTTCAACAAGGATCAACTAATAAAAGACATCAACACTAGCTGCGCACAAAAACCTGATGAAATTGCTAGTGCCGTTATACATGAGGTTACATTTGCCACTGCAAAAAAATTAGTGAATCAAGCAGAAAAAGAACGACGAAAGGCTCAACTGGATCAATCCAAAAGAGAGTATGATACCCGTATGCTAGAGCTCAGTCATAGCACTGCAAATTCAGAGGGAGTAGACTGCCATCGTTTTATCCAGCAATTTGACTGGGCGACTAAACCAACCCAGGACTGGGATAACAAACCGTTGAATAATGCAAAAGAGATTGAGATTTATCAGTCTGGATTATCAGAAACCGTAAAAACCATTTCTAGTAACCTTACTTTGAGCGACCACAAACAACTGGCATTTGACAATCTAATCGCCAATGATATAAACACAGTTGCGCAGTCTGTGTACGATGCCTGTACTTATGAAAATAAAGGGCATCAAGAATTGGAAAACATTCCATTTAAAATTATTGAAAGCTATATTGTTAAGTTACCGAAAATTGCATCAGCAAAAAACAACATCTACCAAGAGATAGAAAATGAATATTCAAACACAATATCTTCTTGTGAGCCTGATGCGACCTGTAACAAAAACATAAAGCTCACGCAACTTAGTTTTATCCTATCAGCTATAAACAAATGTGAACAAGGCAATGTAGAAGAAAGTACATCCGTATGCACTCAGCACCCAAGTGAATATTCGTGTACAAAACTTGTTTGCCTTGATAACAAACAGGCCTATTTGGATTATTATATAGTGCCCGCAAAACTGCTCCATGAGCAAGCAGCCCTAGATGAACTAATTGAAAGACTCAACTCAAATGAAATTAAAATGAGTGTCGAAATAACAATTGAGCAATGCGCGCAAGAAGCTACAATGAAAAAATTAATGGATGCAGATTACCAAAAGTACATTACCGAAACATGTCACCCCAGAGCCAACACCCTAATTATAGCCCCATTAGAGAAAGATATTGCAGCAAAAAAAACCATTATTTCTGAGTTGGAAGTTAAGATATCAAAATCAACATAG